ATGAGCACCAATTTAAAAGTCAGACTTTTTAAAGGCAAAACACATGCTGACGGAACTCACCCAATACAGCTCCAGTTTTATATTGATGGCAAGCTGCACAGAAAAGGAATCTATAAGTGCTTAGAATCTGATTGGGACTTTAAGACAAACCGGGTAAAAAGCAAAGTAAGTAATTCCTCATACGTGAATAACTTGATATCTGAGAAGTATGCAGAGCACGAAAGGGAACTGCTAAAGATTCTGAATGGTTCAGGTGGGGGCAATTCATTTTTTGATAAAAAAGAGATTCTAACCCTGGACAATGTCATGGATCAGGAATGCAATCGGTTTAAAAATGAGAATAAACCAGGCTCATTCGATTCGCTAAGTTCATATAAAAAAGATCTACTGCTATTTACCGATTCTAAAGCTTTAAACATATCAGATATTGATCTAAAATGGTTTAAGAGATACGTCATTTATTTGGGTTCAGAAATCAAAATAGGCGATAAGGTAATTAAGAAGCCGAACAAAAGTTCTACCATTCAAAAAAAGCTTAAAACAATACGAAGGATAGTTGAGCGGTACACCGGCAAGGTATCTGATATTGACGTTAAAGAATATAAGGTAGCAACCAAAAAGCCTGTTAAGCAAAAGTTAACCTCACAAGAACTATTAATGATTGAGGGCTTGGAACTCAAAGAAGATTCGGTACTTGATTGCGTCAGGGACATTTTTTTGCTGCAAGTTTATCTTCGCGGAGCAAGGATTGGCTCCTTACTTCAAGCGTATAGCGAGCAATTTAAAAATGGCCGGTACGAAGCTAATAACTCATCAGGTAAAAACAATGTTGGCTCGCGGCTTATCCCAAAGGCCCAAGTTATTGTCAATAAGTACAGCGGAAAGTCTGAAAGGCTATTTCCATTATACAATTTTAAATTTAACCCCAAACTATCTGAGTTCGAAAATAAAGCCATTGCCCATAATGAAAAGAAGGGATGTACTGCGCTGGTAAATAAATATCTTAAACAACTTGCAATCAAAGCTGGCATAACCAAACCCCTGTCATCTCACATCGCCCGGCATACCTTTGCACGTATGGCCATAGATAAGATCAACAATCCGATGGTTACAATGGAGCTATTAGGGCATAGTTCGCTTGCGGTGCATCAGCAATACCTTAATGATATCCGAAATGAAGACGCGCTGGATGCGGCTGCGGATGATATATTTGGTTGATACCGCTCCGCCCCCGGGTGCCTAAAACCTCACCAAATCATAACTAGCATTAATGCTTTTTGACCATCCGGGAGTATTTACATATTTGGTTAACCGGCCCTGGATGCTAAAGCGCCCAATATCCAAACGTGCAGCCGGTCCGAAGCCTGCCTCTCCTGTTTCAAAGTTGTATGATGAATTACCTTGTAGGCGCAAACCGAATGTTGGCTGCTTCTGCTCAAACTCTACATAGTCTGCACCATTGATCTTAAACATCGGGTTGTCGGAAGTCACAGATAGTATAGACTTTTTAGCACCCAATATCCAGCTTCTTTTCCAATATTGGGTTGCTTTGATATTAACGTTAGCGGTAAAGTCTGCAGTTGCTACGCTATTGCTGTCAAGTGCGTTTGGTGGGGTGAACTTTAATTTCAGGCCGTTACCGTTGTAGGTATAAAAGACTCGCTTACTGCTATCTAATTGCCTGCGTAGCTGTAGGTTATTTGCTTCCAGTGTTGACTTAATAACCAGCACTTCTTTAAGTTGCTTTGTCCGAAGATCCAGCGCCATTGCTGTGGTATCAATGATCCCCTTGGTGCCCTCATTAGACATCAGCTGATCTATCGTGCCTTTATTACCGGTGATGTCAAACAGCACTGATTCAATGCCCTTCTTATCCACCTGGCGTTTAATTTCGGTAGCCTCTTTTTGAATAGCCTTTTTAACCGACTTTTCCGTTTGCTCCTTATCGGCTAGTTTTTGAGTGTTCTCAACAAACTTGTAACCAAAGTAACTTAATAATATAAGAGCGCATACCCCTATAGCGTAGTACTTGATATTTTTCATCCTATTTTTCTTTAACTATTTTCTTTGCTTTTTGCCCAACTTTTGTCCGTATGGTACTATCCAAATTTGCTTGTTCTTGTGCTTGCTGTAGAATAATACCGTTCTTTACCAGCAGCGCGGTAGTGAGGGCATCTTTATCCGCCCGGGCCTGCACCAACTCCTTCCGCAATTCAGTCTTCTCAGTCTCGCAGTTTACATTTACCTGATCAGATGTATTGCCAAATTTGTTCACAAAAAACATTACCAATGCCACGGCAACCATCAGCATATATGTTGTTGGTGACTTTGTGACCTGGCTAAATGTTACCCTGTTAATATCGTTCAGTGCCATTATATCCCCCCTACGCTTCGCTTACGTTGGCTATTGAGCCGTCCAAATTTTTGTAATAATGTTTCTTAACTCCTAATGGTTGAACCGTAAACGGCGCGCGCCTGCAATCGGTAAAACTTGACTTTAGGATCCATGCCGGGCAAACAGAATCGGACTGATTTCCGCCGAAGCAGCGGAAGTGAGTATCATTTTCCCCGATGTAATAGGTTACGTGCCCGCCGCCTTCGCGCTCTTTAATTAGGGTGTCACCAACACAAGCATCTTTGAGAGGTATAACCTTCCCCCACTTACGCCATGAGAGGGATGATAGAACGCTGGGGGCAGGTAGCTTTAACCAACCGGCCCTGTAGGCACATACACCCTTGAACAATCCGCACCACGCCGTAGCATCTGATGGGTACCACCCAATAACACCAAGCTCTTTAGCCCACTTCATTATATCAACCGTATTACCGGACCCTTTCGTTTCCAATATCCCGTTGTGAGTTAACGCCTGCTGAAGTTCTTTGGGTAGATTTGGTTCGTTATTAAGCCACGAATCTATTCCCGTTAGTATTTTACCCATACAATAATTATCGTATTGCAAAAATACTTCCTATGCTCACGCGCGGGTGGTAAGCGTAGTTACTGGCGGGGGATAGTAAGTGCCTGTAAATTAATTTTATACAACTATTGGTTAGAATATTATTTTTTGTATTTTTAAAATATAATCCTAAACCAATGAAAAAGATATTCATAATCTGCATAGTAGTAACCTTATCATCTTGCATTAAAGAACAAATACCAGTTGTGGTAGGTAATCCTTTACTTGGATACTGGAAATCAGGAACTTCATCTTTCTCAGTAAATAATCTCGAAGGGAAGTCTGATCCATACTCAGTTACAAAAAACAGCGACAGTTTAACTGTTATTTTATTGCCTGCAATCAACTACCACTATAAAATAATATCGGTTGATAAAAAACAATTAGTGGTAACCTCCCGAAATGAAAGGATCGTTTACGAAAGAGTTACCTCTGATTGGGAGAAATAATTACGAGATAGCGGTTATAAGTCCGTTTGTTACCCTTAACAATGCAGACGACCCGTCTATTTTCATGTACCCCACATTGCCTGTATAAGTAAGCACACCATTGGTGATTATCTTTCCACCTGAGTGATACAAATCACCTTCTAATTCGGCCGCAATATTTCCTGTAGTGCCTGCTAGCATTGGAGTCTTCCAGGTACCACCAGTTACAGAAACGCTTATTCCCTTATTGGCTCCGGCTGAATTTGGTTTGTGATTTATAAACTCACCAACAAGAGTATTAATATTAATTGCAGTACCCATTGCAGCACGAACTTCAACTGTGCCGCTTGAATTTGTTTTTTCCTGAACAATGTAAGCATCGGTATTGGATGTGTTTTTTAACCCCATTGAGTCAATTGTCCAGTTCGCTATCTTGCCGGCCACCGCATTGATCAACCCGGTTATTTGCGCTGATGTCATCACCACATCCCCAGCATCCGTTACCCTAAAAGGCGCGGTAGCCCTGTTCGCATACGTAGCACCTGCCCACTGCCGGATACTATTAACACCATTATCGGTTACCCCGGTCAACCCTGCGTTAATGTGGGTAGCATCACCAACGATAACCGTACCTGTCGCAACGATGTTGCCATCGATAATTGTAAACAACCCATCAGTAACCGTAGCCGCCCTATTGGCTGTGCTCTGGGCATTGCTAGCGTTAGCTATAGCAGAGGCCGCATCCAATGAAGCTTGGTAAGCAAGTGTATCATCCGTGTATTTGGTGGCTAAATCCCAATCAGCAGCGTTATAAGCACCGCTAGCCCTTGATACAATACACCTCTTTAAGTCAGCACCCGATCCACCAGCCCATAGGTCCCCGGCATCATAAGGAGTTACGGGAGTTGTAACAAATACGCGCCTTTTACCGTCGGCCGTGTCCTTGGCAGCATTGGCTGTTGTTAAGGCTAAAACTACATCCGTGTCAGATATTTGCATCCAACTATAAACGCTTCCTACTTTAGCAAACCTATAAGCGTAACCCTTCGAAGTCCAGTAGAATAAATCACCTAAATGAATATCCTTAGTGCCGTCTGTTGTCCATGAGTTGGTTGGGGCATTTGATAGCGTTGGTTGATAATCGTAAAACCAACTTGTAATTTGACCGTCGATCTGATTTTGAAGGCTATCTCTTACAGCAATTACAAAGTTGTTAGCATCGGCGGCAGCGGCTAATGCAGCATTCGCGGTTGTGTCGTCGGTATATTTTGTAGCAAGTGGCCAATCAGCGCTATTGAACCCATAACCCGCTGCCCTGGCAGTAACACATACTTTCAGATCTGAACTGGTACCGCCCGCCCATAAATCGCCTGGATCATAAGGTGCTACAGGAGTTGTTGTAAATACCCGGCGTTTTCCGTCAGCAGTATCTTGCGCGGTAGCCGCTCTTTGCAAAGCAAGTATTATGTCAACGTTTGTAATAGCAATCCAGCTATAAGCGCCGGTTCCCGCGTCTTTAGCAAATCTGTAGGCATAGCCCTTTGAGGTCCAGTAAAAAAGATCTCCTAAGTGCGTATTTCGTATATCGTCAGTTGTCCAAGAATTAGCCGGCGCATTTGATAAGCTCGGCTCATAATCATAAAACCAGTTTGTCAGCTGCCCATCTATCTGATTTTGTAATTCATCTTTGATGGCATCGATATATGAGAAGTCAGCATAATGGCTTAAGTCAGGTTTGTCAGTTAATTGATTATAGCCAGAAGAACCGGAAGCGAACTGAATGCGCCCGGTAATTGTACCGGTATTTAAATTGAATTTAGTAACTCCATCAATACTGGATATTTCCCCTGTCTTTATGCGATCCCCAACTATTGTTGTTATACCTTTTGTTAAATCAAAGTCTCTAAATCCATCTTTTACTTCATATAATAGGCCCAAATTGAAAGCGTAATATCCTGCTATATCGTTTACGCCAACCGGTGAGATAGATATTCCCCATGTGCCGGTAAGGGCAGCTTTGTTACACTTTGCATAAATAAAGTAGAACTTAGCAGGGTCAAGTCCGGTAAAGCTTGCATTTGAAGGAATATTCCATACATAACCCAAGCCATCTACCTTATAGATATAATGTGTCAGGGAACCCAATGAGATATTCAGTGTGTTTGGGTTCCCGCCGGCATTGGGTACAATAAGGACGTTATTGAGATTGAAATTTTGAGAGTCATATCCAAATGTTCCCATACCAGCCACCAAGCTATTTACCCCGGTGAACAGCGAACCATCAGGATTGAATATCCTTGTTTGCAGTGATTTTAAATTGTATGACGCACGCCTCGCCCTCTCCGCATTGGTACGGTCAACCAATTTTATATCCTGCTTGTTATCGATGGCAGATGATATAAGCCGTTCGGTGGTAGTGTATGGAATGAAATTGGCAATCTGTACGGTGATCTTTGTTTCCGGAGTAATTGTTTCAGGAAAGTTGATAGGATAGTTGATCGATGTTACCCGTATCAAACTATTAATCCCCAAAGCTGTATCCTTTACAGTTACCTTATCGCCGGGCTGCAGCATGATCCCATTATCACGGGCATACAGCGGATCCATCTCCAGACTATACAATACGCGCGGCACGCTATTTTCATCAAGCCAGGCTTGTGTGGCTACTCGTAACTCATTCTCTGCCGCAGTGACACGCTCTGTTGGTAAGAACATATCAAATAGTGTATAGGTATCGTTAGCCGCCGCTTGGAATACGGAGTTAGGTTGTTTGTTATTGCTACTGTCAGTAAATACCTTAACCTTGATGGTTTTGGTATCCGGCGCATAATCCAATATATCAAACTCCTGGCCCTCAAGTTCACCGGTGAGGAAAGATATTTTTGGCGTTTCGCTGCTGAAGTAATCTTTCAGATTAAAATTAAGCGTACTATCGGTAATGAAAAAGTATTCAGCATTCGCATCAAAGGCGCTTACACCAGTAACTAGCCCATTTATTTTAGGGTAGATGTCTTCATTGATATAATCACCCTCTTTAACCCGGTACAGGCTGGTATTTTTATCCAGCGACAGTTCGCTGAACATCAACTCCGTTGCGCCGCTCCGGTAGTCCTGCGGCAGATTCCTTTTGGATCCGTAACCGAATGCCCGAGTGACTATGTTTTTATCGTTCTGGTACTCATAGCCTAACGAGTATAGGCCCTTACCCATGCCGCGCTCAAATACGTGCGTGGTGAGGTTTCCTACCTGCTTAACGAATGATATAACCTTCCCATCTTCCGGCCATTCAAATCCGAAAGCTTCTGCCACTGTATCCATTGCAGTTCTGCAGGTATGCCCGTCAAAATTGATTGCTTTTTCAGCAGCGGCATCACACGCGCCAACGGTCCATCCAGAATCAATCTCGTTTACATTGTCAACAATCAGCTGGGCAAAATCGGCCGGGCTGCCGTAATACTGAAATGTTTTATTTTTGAGATGCTTAAGTTTTTTATCATAAAGCCTATAGAAATCAGACTCAAAAGTAATGGTGTACTTGTACGCATCTACCCCGGTACCAGCGGTAACACTCGGAATGGTATTAACGGTATATTGCTTGCCCTTGTAAAAGATGTAAGATCCGATTGGGCATACCAATACACCGGGCAACTCAATATCCGCCTTTATCTCCTTAGCCCCCATCAGCTGCCAATCAATAGGTAGGCTAGGGTAAACAGGTAGCTGAGATAAAATTTCGCCGTTAAAATAGATGGGTAGGTACATGCGATTAAATTATAATGTAATTGCCTGATGCATCGATAGCCTGTAATCTCACTGGAGCCTTACCGGATAACACAAGTGTTGTAGTGCCGTCAATTGAAGTGGCTGATAGTGTAATAGTACCCGCTCCGCTATTCTTGATCACGAATACTGTATTTACAGGAGCCGCAGGCAATGGTTGTGTAAATGTTCCGCTAGAAATATTGATAGTATAATCTGATAGCGGGTTGATCGTTGTAGCTACTGCTGAAATTGATCTTAATCCTAATTTTTGAGCTTTTGAAATCAAGGCCCCGGCAGCTGTAAAGTTACCAATGTCGTCACCCTCAAACATAACATTGTTATTTACCCTATACCTTAAAATATCATAGATACCACTTCCTTTTGTTGTTTCGGTAATGTCAATAGCGTGACCGATCAAACCAGCGCTACCGCTTTGAGCGGCATTAACATTTATCGATGAGGCTGTTTGAACTGCGTTTGATGAGGTTAGCCCACTAGAATATACCGCATGCAATACCCCAATTCCGGAACCATTCCTACCAAACTGAAAAGCGGCACCGGTACTATTTGCACCACCAGCACTTTGTGTAAATTGAGATACACCCGCATTTACAATTATATCAGGAATAGTCCAGGCCGCAAACGTTGTACCGGCCGTATTGGTATAAGTTACGCCGTCGCGGTTAGTCAGGTCTAAATCTACAACCACCGGCGTTAAACCAGTGAAAACTTTAATATCATCAAAATTAATCGTTCCGGATGTTGCTGGGGTAACACTACTACCAAATGAGCCTGTAACTTCATTTGCAAACGACATTGATATTGCCTCGGTAGATTTCAAAGAGGCGTTCATATCCGGCTTAAGCAAAACGCAATATTTATTGTACCCGCTTGTTATTGGGATAAAGTGAGTGATGCCGTTTCGGGTGATATTTATTATCCCAATACTAGCAGATTTCGCATAAAACGAAAGCCTAAGTGACTTATTTATTAGGCTATTATCCGCATTTGCTACATTGAGGATTATTAAATTTGTGCTACCTGTTACAGATACATCGATAGAGGCGCCGCCATTGTAACCGTTCGCGCCTGCGGCTACTGTAGCGGCTACCGCCGAAGCAATTACACCAACACCCGAAGTGATCGAGTTTAAAGGGTTGGTAACCTTAAAACAGTTTTTGTCTAAAAAAGAGCCAGAGAATAAAGACCTTATCTCACTATCGCCAAGCACATCATTAAAGTATCTGAACCGCTTAATGCTATATGTGCTTATAGTGTTTGATAACCCACCAATGTAAGGTTTTATTGTCCCGCCAGATGCGATATCAGTATTTGGGCTTGCGCTGCTATTAGGGGTTAATTTTACTCCATTAATGTACACAGACCATACGTAGGCCATATCACGTGTTACCGTAATGTCGTAAGGCGTTAAATTAGCAAGCGCCCCTGATGCCGAAGTAAATACAGCAGATCCGCCTACATATATAACGATGCCCGTAGTTGATGAAAGGCGCTTTATGCTTAAGCGCCCAGCATCAGTCTGTGAAGCATCTGTTTGATCGAATAATGTTATATCAGCGTTGCTATTATCAAAATAAAGATCGTTGAAGTTAAGCGTAAAATCTTTATCAAGTATTATCGGTACGGTATGGCTTACACTACTTGCCCCCGCTGCAAAAATATACCCCCTTCTATTGTTAAGAGAATAATCAAGCGATCTTTGCCTCCAGATATAAGTGTTGTCACCAATGTTAGAGTAAATATTTTGGTTATCAGATGTACCTACGTAATCATCGTAAACATCAATTTGCTTAGCCCCCCAAGATGATAATCCAGAAAATACATTGTGTCCCGAATACTTATCAATGTTTATCGATACACCTATTTTATCAATTGTTGTGGTCTGGTACCTATTGGTGATCGCTCCTGAAAATGTATTGTAAGAAGATCCATATTCTAAAGACAGCCCAACAATCAAACCAGTTGAAACACTACCCTTTGTGATGGTATTGCCGGTGAACACATTTTGATATGCCCCCCGAAGCTGAACCCCAATATTATAGATGTCTTCAAATTTATTACTTGAAAAGGTGTTATTGTACGAGTTTCGGCCAATAAGAGCAAGAACTGATTGCGGAGATTGAACAAAAACATTGCTCACACCTGTGGTGGCAGCCAGTGGCACCGACCAGATGTTATTGGTATAATTATAGTATGAGCTCGCTAACCTAAATGTGGTATTACTTACCCATTTAATATAGTACGCCTCTGACGATGTGAACGCATTACGAATATTGGTACTAGCGGCCGGGTCAATGCTTATCGTTACCGGCAATTTATTCATCCCGGTTCCGATTGAATTATTAACCATTTTCAGGTTACTAATAACAAATACGTCATTACCAGAACTTGCGGCGGCAATAAATTTTAACTTTACCGGGTTTGTTAAGGATGGGTTTGATGGGTTATAAGTAAACGTAACATTTATATTAACAGTATTGCCATTAGTAGCGGTAGAAGTACCGTAACTTTGAGATTCATTACCAGGTATAAAGCTTAGTATTCTGCTAGCATTAACAGAACTTGGATCCATGTAAATCGTCCCTGTGATCGTATAACTGTCACCAACATTTAGCGACGGAAGATCGGTTACTATTTTATAATCAGGCGTGTTTGCCGCCGTAACGTTTAAAACATTTGTGCTCTTGTTATAAGTAAACGAGCCTGTACCGGTGTTAAATGTCCAGCCAGGGTTTCCGGTTAAAACATTTGGCGCAATGGTTGTAAATAAACCTCCGGCATCTACAGCGCTGATTGGAAAGTTTGAATAATATGAACCCTGATAAGGAGATAAGTAAATTTTATTGTTAGTGTTAACTCCGTTACTTTGCTGAACGGCGGTATAAGCCGGTAACAACCTGTTACCAAGCACCTCATTATTCAGAAAGTTATAATCTGCATTACTAATTGATAAGTAATCATTTATCATGCAGTTTGAAATATCAAAATTGTTATTATCAAATAGGCTCAACGAGTACTGAACCGCATTTAAAAACCTGCAGTTATCAATCTTAAAACCCCATGATTCTTTTATCTCTAAAGTGGTTAACGCCTTATAAACGCCATCAAAAACAATGTTTTTAATAGTGAGGTTAGGGTTTGACTTTGCCAACAAAGTTTCCTCACCGTTTTGTGTTGGGTATGTGCCATCCCTGGGATAACCTACCATTACAAGGCCGGAAGTACTTGCAACGAACCGGGTAGCAATATCTATATTTGCAGTGTTAGATGGGTATAATGCCGCACCGATTAACGAAACATTTCGCTTTAAGTCGATATGCGATATTAAGTAATTGGCAGCCTTGAACATAACGCGCGTTATTTTATTGCCGCTTGAATAATTGATTGCAGCCTGAATTGCTGCGGTATCATCGGTAGTGCCATTACCTACAGCACCGAACCATTCTGCAAAAACCTGCGTGTTATCAAATATCCTTTTAAACCTCTTAGTGCCACTAACTATAATTGTACCGCTGTTATCTGCACTTGTGGTGTCAGACGGGTCATAATACCACTGGCCGCCCCCGTAATCAATAGTCTGATAAATAGCATCTGCTTTGATAGAAGCCATCGATCTCAGTCCTGATAAGTTTGTATTAAGAGATGACGTTTTTGATGTGGCTGCTAAGCCAGTAGCTGTAAGGTCGTTAATATCAGGCCAGAAGAATTCTTCAACTACCCCATTCGTTATAACACCGATCGTGCGGGTATGCCTGAGCGCATATGGAATTATAGCAACAGCAGAATCTTTGCTAGCAAATGGCCCATACCAATAATCTAGAACGCCCGGAGTGGTCATTCTAAATCGGCCAGGATATTCAAATGTATTATCAGCCATTTTGAAGTGTTATTTTATGTATGTGATTAACCAAGTATGGTGTATATTGGGATAGTGAGTATATCACGTAAGATTTTCCATTAACCGTTAACGAGGCAGGTGTATAGTTAAGCGAGGCGGATATAGTCTGATCCACTATTGATAAAACATTTATGTAGGCAGGTATCGCAAATACAAAAGTTGCTAGCGTTGTGCCGGTATTTATATTTATTATTGGGTTGCTCGAATCCTGACTAGAAAGTGCGGTTACCTGTTCTGATGTTGTAGGAACGGTCGAAACTAAGCCAAAGTAAATCAAATAGGCATCACCCTTGAATGGAACGCTCTGTTTAACCTCATCAAACTGCCATGTGAAGCTGGCTAATATTTTATCATTGTCCAGGTTTGTTAACCTATGCCAAACAATATCTCCATCCTTAACCCTTGCATTTACTTTGATGCCTGACTCTATCTGAGTAAGGGTAACATAGTTTTGGTGAAGTAGGCTGGCGATCAGTGATGTATTCGCATAATATTCGGTTAACGAGCTAGCAACCAGCGTGCCTTTGATCGTAAATACCCGTGGCTTTATAGCCGGATTTGTAGTCAGATCATACTCAACAACACCGTTACCCCAATCCTTCGAAAACACGGGCATGGTTCCGCTAGGGCCTTCAAATGAATCAGCGGTTGCCCTGTCCTGATCTATTATAATACCTAACGCGCTTTGTAGATCATACCCATTGATTTTATATCCGGCCATGTTGTATTGCAAATTTACCCCACCTATACTTGTTATAGGCGGGGATGCGTTTACTAACTGGTTGTGGTAAGCTTATACACCTAGTCCGCTACCCCTTACAGAACCGGCTTTGGTATTCTTATCGATGCTTTCCAAAGAGGCGTTACCCTTTTTGATCTCAACTATTGAGTTTTGAAGTTCAATCACCGTATTGGCAGTATTAACCTGGATCAACTCTAAGTTTTGCAGCTTTGTAATTCCCATGGTATACATCTTGCCGGAGATGTCATTAAATTTATCAGTGTTTACCAATATCCTTTTTTGGATATCGTAGCTGCCCCGCAATAGTCCGTCCAGTGCCGAAGCCTGATCGGTGGTGATGGCTGCAATGTTCTTAGCAGAATTGGTAATATTTGAAGCTGCTGAACTGCTTGCCGGGCCGCCGGTGATCTTATCGATAGCTGCTACCTGATCTAATCCGTTTTGAACGATGTTATTGTAGTCTTTTTGCAGATCAGTATACTCCTGCTCTGTTAAGCCACCTCTTGAAGCCTCAGTAAATCGTTTGTAGAAGTCAGCAATAGCAACATCAAGGTATTGTGTTTTAAGTGCTGCTAATAGCGCGTCTTCCATCAACCCTTTAAAGCTGTCCGCAAAGTCGGCAACGCTTCGTTTACCGTCCTTAAAGCCCTGGATAATGGCATCGGTGATTCCCTTAGCTGTTGTCCCGGTCAACGCCTCGTTCATAGCATTGGTAATATCCCTTATCTTATCAGGAATCTCAGCTATCTGCTCATTATAATCATCTATCTTGCTTTGATCGGCTTTCTTCTTGGTAGCCTCTGCATCGCGCATTTTTATAATCTCTTCCTGCTGTTTTTTCAGGTTGTCGATCTGAGCTTGCTGCGCATTACTTATGGCTGCCCCGACCGCATTTTTAATATCACGCTCCAGTTGATTGTAAGCTGTGCTTAACTGCTTAACCTGCTCTTTATGCGTTTGAATTGACTTTTCAATATCCTTATCGTGTTTAGCGAATATGGATTTGAACACGCTAGCAATTGCCTGCACAACAACCAAGGCGGCCGATATAACCGCAAGTATCACCGATGCCTTTTCTGCTGCTTTGATAGCGGCGGACGCGGTTGACGCAACTGCTGATGCGGCTTTAGCTGCTGCGGCTGCCGCGATACCGGCTTGAGCTATAGCAGACAATGATGATAATGCCGTAGTTCCCACCTCCCCAATAGCATCTTTAAGGACCTCGCATGAGTCTACAGCATCACTTACGAATTTAAATGAACCGGCGGTAGCTGCTGCAAGGTTATTCCAATCAGCTTTTATTTCACCGGCAGACTTCTTTGCACCATCCGCGCCATCTGAAAATATGGTTTGGATAGCGGCCCCCAAAGCCCTGAATGGATTGTCCTTAATCAATACATCTTTTGCCTCCTGTAATTTCTTACGTACGCTGGCCAGATCAATAGGTGAAAGTTTTTTACTAAGTGCTCCGAACTGGCCTTGAATTGAAGTCAATAACCTTTCGATTTCACTAACGGCAAGATCATCAAGATTTGAAAATAGATTTTTCCAATCTACACTATCGGTCAATTCGCTAACAGATATTTCACTAATTGACTTAGTATAGTTTTCTTCCAGCTTTTTATACTGCTCAGCGATTTGATCTGCATTCAGGTTATCCGGATTGGAAGCAATTCTCTTTTTGTCTGCCTCATAGTTTTCAGCAGCAATGGTAGCTTTATCCTGGTAGGTTAATAACTGCTTGAGCAAATCATCATACTTCGCTTTCTCCGCTTCGGTTTCGGCAGCGATACGCTTTTTCAATTCAGCTAACCTTAACGCATTGCCGGCAGTATTTTCATCGGATCCACCTTTGCTTTTTTGATCAGCACCCAATATCTCATCTTGCTTTGCTTTCAAGCTTTGCAGATAAGTCTTATCGGTATCAATCAATCCGGCGTAACGCTTCTTTGCGCTGTCTTGCCCTACTTGGTCTTTATAGTTCTCGTAATCATCATACAGCTTCTTTTGGGCATCAAGAGCAACTTTCAAAGCTTCGGTGCCTTGCTTATCCTTTAGCCTGTCAGTTTCGTTTGCTTCTGCTTTAACAAGGCCCCCGGCATCTACGCGCAACCCTTTACGTTTATTAGCCGGATCGTTGTTAAACTTAACAGCGGCCTCCTGCATTTTCTTGTACTTGTCTTTTACAGACTCCAGCTCCTGGTCGTCGGCGGATAGTTGCTTATCAACTCCTTTTTTGGTCAGCTCATTAATTTTTGCCTGAAGAGAGTTACGGGCATTCAATTCCGAATCAACACTCTCCTTTATAGGACCGTTTAACTCCTTAAGTCTCTTTTTCAGTTCATCTATACGGATGATATCACCACTCCTTTTTGTTGGATTGGATAAAGCATCGTTTTTTAACTCAAGGATCCTTTTATTAATCTCCTTAACAGTTTTAAGATCTTCATCTGACACTTCAGGAACCAGCTTAACTTTCTTCTGGTTCTTGGCCACTTCAGCATAAGCCGTATTAACCATGGCTAAATTAGCCTGCAGCACTTTGAAATTATTTTCAGCTGCCTTTACACTAATTTTACCAGATTCGGTCAGGCTTTCATTTTTGATACCTTTTTTATAGATATTGACAGCCTGTTCAGCTTCTTTTGTAGCTTTTACATATCCCGCGCGCAGCTTTTCCAGATCCGATAGTGATTGAGTTGCCAAAGCTGATATCACATTCTTGTTACTCGTTCCGGTTGGGTTCAGTGTGTTTTTTGAAAGGAACTTATTGCTTGATGTATAATTATCAGTAACAGCGTTTTGCTTATCAAAATTGGAAGCATCCGGAGTAAGTATCCTTGCACTTAATTCGTTAAAAGACCGGCTGCCTAATAGCTTATCCAATGCATTGATACCGGCGGCGGCTCCATCTACAATCTGCTTAAAGAATTTACCGGCACCGTCGCTTTTAAGTGCATTATCAAAGGCTGTAGATAACCGGTTAGTTGATGCAGTTAAGCTATCAATTTTAGTTGCACCATCCAGGTTGAAGGTTTTATCCAGTTCAGCTGATAACTTAGGCAATAAGTCAGAAGCTAAGACCTGGCCTGTTTGCAGTAGTTTACCTAATTCCTTCTCACTCACACCCATGGCCCTTGCAGCAATGCTGAACGCACCAGGTAAACGCTCACCTAACTGACCGCGTAACTCTTCGCTTTGCACAGTGCCCTTGCTGATCATTTGCTGAATAGCAAGTAATGAACCCGCTAGCTGATCACTGGTTAAGTGGAACCTAGCAGCGGCACCCGATACTGAATTAAATATTTTATCAGTATCAGCAAGTGAGAAGTTAGCAGCCCGGGCAGCACCCGCGAATGATGCGTAAGTTGTAGCCAAAGGCGTAAACGATAAACCCAGCCTATCAGCAGTATTCTTTAATTCTTTAAGTTTATCTGTAGCGGCATCGGCTGACCCTAATGTGAAGGCAAGTGATGTTTTTATAGCATCGCTTTTCAGTGCAACATCGAAAGATTGATTAACTAATGAAAGCGCACCCTGTAGAGATACGTAACCCAATACCAAAGACTTCAACCCTTCCAGTGCGCCGCCTAATGCGCCCTTATAGTCACCGACATTACGCTGATGGTTGCCCATCCTTGCGTCGAAATCTTTTAGTGACTGGTTAAGTTTATTGTATTCGGTGATTTGCTCTCTGATAACGGGATTGGTGGAATCGAATCCACCCTGGGCAGATCTTATCGAACGACCCAATTCTTTTAACCTGGCAGATGCTTCATCATAGCTACCGGAAGCGGCTCTTTGCGCAGTACGGGCCTCGCGCGCAGCGGCAGCAAGTTGTTTCTGCTGTAAGTTATATTCCCGTAAAGCGGTTGATGCTTTTTTATCGTTTATAACGGACTGCGTTAATTCAGCATTCAGCGCCTGTTGAGCTATTTTATTTTGCTCAATTTGCTGAGTAAATTGCTGGATAGAAAGACGGCCAGCGTTAAACTGGTTTTTAAGTTCCTGCTCAGAAACTTTTAGCGCGTCAACCTGCGTTTTAAACGATTGAGCCTCGGATCTGCTTTTAGCTATCTCAACTTCTAATTCACGTTGTGCTTTGATTAGGTTTTGAGTTTCTAATCGGGCATCCCGCAAAGCTGACTGCATGGCCAGGCTCCCGGCTTTGTTACTATTGGCGGCTTCGGCAGCGGCACGCTTAATATCCAGCAATCCTTTTTGGTAGTCGCTCAATGGCTTGGCATCGAAAGCCTTTCCACCTCCGGCCATGCTTACACCAGGCACATCCCGTATTAGTTTTTTTAGCTCAGCGAGTTGCGCTTTAGCTTCATCTATATTAACCTTCGCTTTTAAATTTATACCGGCCATTAGTAAGTTTCTTTGTTTTTGTTAACTACTTTGATGAATGAACTATCGTTTATTGTTGTGGTGACCTTTGCCGATCCGTAAACATTGATGATTACCCTACTATTACCGGATGCTGCGACGGTCACCTGCGCGCTATCAAAGCAATCAATCATAATAAAGGCGTTATCGGCTGCCGACACATTACATGCGCTATTGTGCTTTACAAATAGCTGACTGGCGCCGTAACCCGAGTACTCAATGGCTGCATGGCTTTTACCGAGCAGTACTGTAAAATCAGAATTGGACAAGTGGACCGTAGCATCAATGTAAATCCCAGCCTGCACCAATAACGGGCCTCCAAGCCTAACTAAATCATCGTTGGTGGGGAAGTTATGCTCCAGGCAAAAGTCAATGCCTTCACGGTATAGCTTTAGCAACTGTCCAGCACTCATGCCCTGAGCGATCATGTCCGCCCAGGGCTTACATATACCCGCTTCTTTGGCTTTTCTGAGAATGTATTCGTGTAGTTCCATAATTTAAAAAATGTCGTCAGAATCTTTAACCTCTGGTTTCTTTTCCCGCTCCTTGCCGTCGTACTTGGGAATGCTGGTCAGGTAAAGCATATAATTGCTCCAACTCAATTTCCATTTAACATCCCACTCGTTAAAGCCGCCTTCCGCGTACTTTAAAAATGACATTATGCTTCTATGTGGGAGGCTATCGACTCGCTCCCGTCTTCTGGACTCATCAGAATGTTGACCATTGGTCTCATCAAAATGATAGTATTTGTAAAAGCCTCCATGTTCAGCGCCTGAAAGCTCGCCATTAAACAATTTTGCAACTGTTCGCCGGTCATGTTACACTCAATGAACTGGATGAGGGCCGAATCAGGCTCCAGGTGGTTGTTTTGAATAGCAGATGCCACAATGTATACTATGCGCGGTTGATGCGCTAAGACAAGCGCTATGTTCATGCTTTGATCCTCGTATATTTCAGTTGGCAGCAAAGCGCATTCACCAGCAATACGGTATTGGTTAGCAACTACGCAAGGGTAAAACGTTAATATACGGTGCGTTTCGGGTTCAGCGGCTACTGGCCGGCGTAACAAGCGATCCCATATTGAGCGCGGTTTAGGAGCTGGCAGGTTTCTTATAGGCACGTTTATTTCATAAATCGGCTTATCTGTGAATGTATCGGCTACCGATTTGAATAATTGATTGTCTTGCATGGGTTATTATTTAAAAAGCCCTGCCTATTTTTTAAGCAGGGCTTTTAGTTGTTATTTGCTGGGCTTCTTCTTTGGTGCGGCCTTCTCCGGCTCTTCCTGTACGAAGACAACTTCTGGTAAGATGGTATCTTCGGGAAGTAACTCAAGCAGGCCTGTACCTTCTGCCCCGTGCCTATCGGCTACATATTGAGGCACCGCAACTTCAGTACCCTTTAAGTATGTCGTGCTATTCTGCTCAACATGCAGCGATTCTAAAAACCTAACTTTTACGTTATTCATTAAAATAACCCCCCTTCGATTATGGTGTAGTTGAATCAATTACAGCGCCTGCATCTGTGATCCAAGTTTTGATGCTGATCGCGTCCAGGTTAGTAGTGGTTGTTTTGAATGAACCTACTTTACCGGTAAGCAATAACTGCTGCAAAGCTGTTTTTGAAAGGTTATTAACGATCGATGTTGTGATATTAACGTTCGGCATAACGATAGTTTGCTTTCTCGAATCCTTCATTGATCGGGTAGTGATCTTAATAGCCAGATTCGCTACTTTACGCTTTGCAAGCATTGTGGTTTTTGAAGTAGTTGCCACATATTCCTGATTGAACAGCATGGCCATGATTGTTGGGTGATGCTGCAGCAACCCGAATACGATAGTATCCGCTTCGCCTGGAGTGTAAAAGGTAAGGAAAGCTACATCTTTATCCTCCGGAACCAGATCTGATTCAGTATCGGCGTTTTTAGTATAAACCACTGAATCCGGCGCCACAAATTCCGCTTGTGTCCAAACTGCCGTTGACACGCCAGCCTCTGTAAAAAATGCGGGTGCAAGTTCAATTTTTTCCACCCCGCCTACTGCATAAGTTGCCATAATTTATTGTTGTTTAATGCCTTCCGGCGGTTGTTTAAATATTTTTAAAATTGTCCTGTATTGATTGGTACTTAAATGGCATGTTCAGGAAATACGAACCATCTGTATCTTGCATAATTGTTGAGCTATCCTCAATCCAAGTTTGAAATGTTGGCTTATATTGAGCATCTACCAGCGGCATCACTGCGCGGGATATATTCATTAACTTAACCTGGTCAGCTAGTTTAGCGGTTCCGCTTGTAATAGCCGGGGCGTAAATATTGATGTTACCGGATCCTCTCTGAATGGTTTCGTTAGTGATACCAAGCGCATTGATAACGACATCTGTAAAAGCTACCCTACCTGACGGACGTTCTGTCTGAAAGATTGCACCACCGGTCCCTAATAGGCTTGTAACAGAAGTTACATTCAACATGGCGCGAACATCGATGGTTATATCAAAACAATCTTTCATTAGTCAATTAGTTCCCTTAGTTCAGATTCCAGACTGTTACCTATAACGTGCTCAATCACATCTTTACCTTTTGCCTGCACGAATGTTGCGTACTCTTCCGCTGCCACAAAAACCATTGAGATATCGTTGATTTCCCTGGCATATATAGCTAGCTTCGCAGCCAATTCCCGCCCTATCATATCACCGTGAGCACCTTTGCCAATTGCAGGGAAGTACGTTTCAACGATAATACCCTTTTCATCAACTAGGCACATTCCTATCGAGCTGCGAAGATTCCAGGTGATGTTATTGAAGCCGTCAGGAGTTGCGGTTTTAGCACGGGCTTTATCTACAAGGGATTGACCTTTCTTACGAAGCGAATCAACAATCTCATCATAGAATAAATTTTCCTGCTGAAAGATGTAAGCCTCAACCTCATCGATGTTATCAATTTCTACCGTAATCATACTTCAACCCTCCCTGATAACTGCGCTTCGTAACGTTCGCGAACCGGGCCGGTAAATTGTACCTCACCGGTATCATTAGTAACCGTTACAATAGTTCCAACTGCTGGTACTATATCACCGGGGTTTAATCTGATCCGCCCAACCTGGTCAACCTCAGTACTATCCTCATTTTTGAAGACCTTGCTAGAGTCAGCATGGAACCGGCAGGGAATCTGCACAAGTTCGCCGGGCTGATCTGGCAACGGGAAGCCGCTGGCATCGATACCGCCGGGAATGCCTGGCAATCTATAGGTTAAGGTATGTGGTTTGAACTCCATGTTACCAGAAATTTACTTGTCTAACGGTTGGCTTAACCGGCGCAAATGGATCCAATAAGCCCCACTTCCGCATAATCCAGCTGTATATACCCTTCAGGTCAGTTGAGAACTTTACGCTGACGTCATCCTCTTTCTGCTCAGTAACTTGGATCGTAGTTAAAAGAAGCCCTGCCCAAACAAGATCTACCGCTTTGCCATTGTCGGTTGGATCATAGTCGGATATACCGATCAATCCTGCCTCTATTATGGCTAAGTCAAGTACCGCGCTGCTGATTGACAGACTGGCGGTTTTGGTGGTTAGGGCTTCTTTTATAGTCATTATGCTTCGGTGATGTAACCCTGCGCATGCAGGCGTTTAAGCGTTTCGGCATCCAAGTGCATTACGTCGTCGCCTTCGGTATATTCCTTTGAGAAATCTTTAGGATCTCTAAAGGACTTACCGGCTGCTACTTCATAATCTTCGTACTCGTCGAATTCATCTTCTGCAAATACTCTCGCTGTTTCAGTATCAGTTTTTGAGATATGTTTCAAAAAGCCCAATACTTCCTCTTTGTAATCAAGTATGCATTGTTTCATATCTGCGTTAGAATCAACCACCGCCTGATTGGATGCAATTAACTGTTCAACCCACTCCGGATTTTCGCTTATAACGACCGGATCTTGTGCCTGTTGAACTGTGCCCTCAGCACCTTGTGCCGGGGTCAGTTCTTTGTCTTCAATTGTGGTTTGCTTTGCCATTATGCCTGAACAGTCGTTGAGTCAATCAAATAGATCTGGTTACCGTTATTGATAACCGGTACTACTCTTGCCTGAATTGACGAGAACTGAGCCAGGTAAGGCTTATTCTGTCCCCAGTTAGAAAGCAACATATAGTCATCAACCAGGTTATAAGATACACCTGCAACCTGATGCGATGGGTTTGATTCAGCTAACGGAGCGTATGTTAATGTACCTACTTCTTCCTGAGTTAAGAATACAACGGCCCCGGTTGCCCAAGGTGTAACGGTAGTTTGAACGCCGTTTTTTTCGTAGCGGAACGACTTAGTTACAATCTCAAATGTAAACCTGTAACGATCAGATGTAAAGCTGTTCAACTGGCTCAGTGAAGGAGTTGGAATACTACCACCAACAAACCCGGCGCTGAATGCGAACAATTGCTTAGCCTGATCAGTTTTAGCCATGTTGTTAAAGGCCGAACGATCAAGCATTACTTTAGTGATAGTATTACCATCTAAAGCAGCCTTATCTAATACCCGTTGGATATCATCAAATGGCTTAGAAGCAGTATTGCTCCACAAAGTGGTTACACCGAATTTGTTTGCAGATGGATAGCCGTAATCTAAACGGATACCGGTACCTGTATTCTCATCATCATTGATGATAGCGAATCCGGTAGATAAACCTTTCAAGAATATCTCTTCATCCCTTTCAGGCACCGCTTTGATTAATTTGGCAGGATCTGACAACAGAATTGCAGATATTTTTGCACCTACTACGCCTGTAGTGATCATGTAATCCAGGTCGGTTAACTGCTGCTCATCTAAAGCGTACTGCAAACCCATTTTAGGGATTTTGCCTGATGCAACAGACATTGAGTCGCGCTTAGCCAAAGGCAAATCTGAGTTCATAGCTACCACATGAGCCATGATCTGGGTGTTGTTTACGGTGATGCTTTCCCAATTACCACTGATTGATAAAACCTTACGCAACATACGTAAATGGTAATATGGGGTTGGAACCGCGCCGGTGCCGTTTACTGTTTCTACCGTTCTCTGAATAACGCCGTTCAACTGACCGCCGTCTTCGATATATTTTTTGTAATCCATAATTAGTCGGCTCGCTGGTCAATTAATGGAACGGCTGTTTTGAACGCTGCTGCGATTGTAGCAAAGTCATAGTAGGCCGCTGTTGGGTTAATGGTTCCTTGCGTCAGTATACCGGCGAAAGGCTTAGTTTTAAGGATGGAACCATCAAGTACACCTGTGTAAGTGTGGCCTGCTGGCAATGTTCCATATGCTGTTGCTCCACCGTTTAATGGCAGTGGCTTATGTACACCTGTAGCTGTCTCTACGATGATCGGATGACCAGCATAAATAACATCGGGGGTAAACCCGGTTACGTCAAGTGTACGTCCGCCCCTGATGGTAGCAAAGCGATCAACGATAATAACACTGTCTTTTGACGTGTCTATCGTTACTTGCGCGTTGTTTAAATCTACGTACATAACTTTTTTTTGTTGTTTTTTAAATTGATTGCATTATTGCATCTATTTCTTCTTTGGTGGCAACTTTTACCTTTTTGTCATTACCACCGGCCCCACCTGTCGGCCTGTCACCGCCCAAACCACCATTTGCAGCTTCTTGAACAAAACCTTTCGCGTCTTCAGTAGCATCAGCCAGGTACGAGGTGAAATCCTCATCGTCTTTAAATGCCATGCGGTCAAAGTCTTTAAGCGCTTTAGCTTTGAAAGTATCAGATGTGCCTTCAAGTGCTTTAGCGTATTGTTCGCGGCGGGTGGTGGTCACCTTTTCCTTATTGAATCCAGCAATAACGGCATCCTGCTTCTCTTGCTTTTCCATGATAAGACGGAGCATTTTCTCCACGTTGCTTTCATTTGGATCAACCTCGATAGGTGCCGGTTTACCTTCTTCAATAGCTTTCAATCTCGCGGCCTCTTTATCATCCGCTATCTTTTTAGCTTTTGCACGTTCATGGTCATCAAATGATGCGATCTCTTTAAAAGGAGTCAGATCGTTAATGGTGTCCAGGTTGGCATCAATGGCTGCATCGTCCGATTCGTCCGTTAAGCCTTTTTCTGCACGCGCTACAATAGCTTCGATACGTTTTTGAGATAGGTTCACTCCTGCTGCTTTTGCTTTCAGTCGTGCTGCGATCTTAATTTTAAGTGACATTTATTTGGGATTTGTTTAATCGGTGTGACCCGGTTCGTTGTTTTTTGCTAAGTTGCATCCGTTAATTACTCGTACTACACCTTGCAGGTATGATTAGATCACCTTTCGGTTATCCTTTCCTTTGCACGAAAATACCCTTAAGTAGTGTGGTGGTAAAGTTTGTGGGTTTACTTAGTGTGGTTAATAAGACTTATTGAATTTATTCTTATGGGAATAGAAAAACCCCGCAGATGTTGATCTACGGGGTTGGTATTTATGGGGGGGGGGGCGGGTGGCCTTAGGCCTGTATGTTATCGAACAAATCCTTAACAGCCAGCATCAGTGGCTTTGGGTTGAATTTATCATCGAAGAAACCAAAGTGTGCCTCACGGCCGGGTCTCTCGGGGCGGTCTATCAGTTCATAAAAATAAGTGTCGATGTTATTTGCAAATATCTGCCTAACAAAAGGCTCACCTACTTTAAGCTGCTCAGCATCGGTATAAGGGATAGTTTTAGACGGCATGTAGCCAGCTTCACCAATTTCAAATACAGCTTTACCATATTTCGAGCGCGCTGCTTGTAAGGCATCCATCCCTAAAAAGGCAGGCTGATTCTTTACATTGTTGAAGCCGTCAGAATAAGAGTGTATGGAAATTTTAGGGTTACATCCAAGGCTACGCAAGTAATCAATGTAGTAATAGTGTATCCAAGTAGCTGAAACGATAGAATCAACCGGCCATTGTAGTAGCGCACGAACAGCATCATTTATGTAAATGCAATCCTTTTTCAGTTTTGCCATATCGTATTCTTCCGGAAGGAGGCCGGAACCAGTGGTTAACGAGCGCAAAGCGTTCTCGTTTCCTACCTCGATCTCATCAAAGTACGGATAAAGGGTTTTTATCTTTGTGAATACGCTGTAACCATCAGTGCCGCGCAGGTAGAACATCGCACGGGTATGTATGCCGGCAGCATCTAGTTTGGGCTTTACCTTGTTTGTCCATTTATCGTGCTCAAGCATTTTGCCGGTCGCCGGGTTGTAATCAAAAGATACCCTTATAAATTTAATGTTGATGCTTAATAGGGTATCAATTACTTTATCTATGTCAGCGTATGCCGGTGAGCTTAACGCGCCGATATTAAACCCGATCCTTTGCGTTACCTTTCCTTTTGGCTGGCCAAGTTCTACCGACATGCTCTGCATTTTCTGCTCTGCCGCCTGGCATGCATCAATAGCGTTTTGTTTGGCTTGTTGTGCTTCGGCTAGGCTCTGTGTAGCTGTGGCCAAGTCACTTGCTAGGCTCGTCTGGCTGGTTTCAAGCTGCTGAATGTAATTGTCTGCATCTTTAAATGCTGATTGTACTCTGTCTGTTAAGTTCATATAGTTTGTTTAGTTTGTTGTTTGTTGATTCTTTGTTGGTGGGGTTGGTAGTGGTTGCCAGTGAGTAATTAAACTTCCGTAAAGGTTCCATGTTTTCCATGGTTTTGCGAACATTACAGTATCAACGAATGAATCGCTACCATTTTGTATGACTACATTGTATTTTCCTGATTGTTCCGGCAACCCATATTCAACCCTTATCCAGCTATCCTTACTTACTGGCTGATTGCGATATTCTTGCATGGCAGAAATGATATCAGATATGCACCCAACAGATAATAGTGAATGTTTATTGATATGCCTTGCCAATATCTTTTCGGCAATAATCAAATCTGACGAACACGAACCCTTACAGCTTCCCCGGTCACACTTACAGCCAATGCACTTTTCTTCGGTAGTTGTAGTTTGTGGGATGACTGCGCGGAAGATGCGGCGGGTTTCAAAATAAGTAATCCCTATTTGTTGTCGGTTATCAAACTGATCTTTAGATATGTCAATCCATAATTTAAATTGGCCGTAATTATAACGATATCTAAATCTTATTTGCCATACCTCCACCGCATCCCATTCACCTAAGCCAAGCTTTTCACATGTTGGGGTGTATGCGGGGGTGGTTCTGTTGTAGTATTCCCATTCGTAATATAACTGGCCTGGTCTATGAGGATTCTTTTCGTCCCTTGCCTCTCCCGGCGTGGTGACGTAGATTTTAAATGTTTTCATGGGTTGGTTAAATGTCAATTCTTACTACCAGTGTATTTGTCGAACAATGTTCGCTCGTGTATAAAAATAATGTTTTGCATACCCAACAAGAGGGGCCGCCATGCAAGCAGGTTAATTCTCTACCAATATATGGCAATAGCTTATCATGTTGAAAGTATACCCCTTCAAACTTTACTCTGCCACCTTTTTTTACTATTCGATTTGCTTTGTAGATATTTCCTGAACCGCTGAGCTGGTCTTTCATCATCTTTTTTTTTACTTTACAACCGCCCAACCTAATTGTACAATGTCGGCGGGGGTTAGGGTTATTGGGTTATTGTTTTCGTCCAGGTAGGTGAAGGGAATAAGTATGCCGATTGCGCGGAGGTAGTCTGATACAGTGGCTGATAGTCTATAATGCCCTTTAGGGATATCATTTAATAATGAATGTTTACCACATGTAGCAGTTGAAAGGTTGCTATTATAAGTCAGTTGAGCAACGTTTTCATATTCCTGCTCTGTTAATTCAGTTGTGCTGCGCAACTCAACATGATCTCCCGGCATCGGGGATTCAAATGCTGCTGTTTTTAATTTTGATAGGCCTTCAAGTCTGAATATACGCTGACATCTGTATAAATTAAAGAATAAATACTTCACTTTATCCCCCGGCTGTTGTAGTTTGTTAGTACTCATCGGATCTGCCCTCCTTGGTGAATGGGTAATAAACGGATAAACCCATGTATAAAATTGACATTAAGCCAATTACTGAATGCGTCCATCCTTGCAGCTGGCTTGCATTTATGCTGAAAAGCATTCCGATAATAAAATAATACTGATCTTTTTTCATGATGTTAACCGATTTTAAATAAAATATCTGTTACAAGGCCCATGTACTCGCCCGTACTATAGGGATGTTTTACGGTAACCTTTTGGGCCGTTACTTTTGTTAAGATACCCTGTAGTCCATGACTATCTTTTACACGGTCGCCCACGCTAAATGCGGCGCCTAGTCTGCTTTTGTTTTGTAATTTCATGATGTTAATTAATTTACGGTCTATTTTCATTTTAATCCTCGTAAGCTAAATCGTATTTATGAACGATGGCAGATATTGAGGCCTTGGCCTTAAATGAGCACATATCTCCTTCCCACTTACCGGATGTTGATTTGTAAACCTCACCAACCTTTATTTTAAAGTCACCTTCGCAGTAAGCCTCCAGCTCAGCGATATCCTCTTCGCTCATGCTTAAGTCCAAACACTCGGCGCGGTTAACAGACCACTTTTTGGTGGCGTTATCTCTATTGATGATGTTTGATGCATCCAAATGCTCAAACCAGTCGCAGCTATGCTCTTTGCGCGCTACTACTTCTTTTGTTGTACTAAAATCCCAGCTCATGATGTTAATTTATATAGTTGATAATTTACACCATATCATCCCCGCAGCTACCACCAAAACAACCACAGCAACCGCTAGGTAAACTTTAAAATACTTCACGACCGTTCACCCCTCCTGATGTCTTTAATCACGTAGGTAATGCTTAGAATACCAATTAAGCCAACTAAGGCGAAGGCGTGTTCAATGATTTTAAATAGAGTGCTCATCGTATATTGATTTAAAGATTAGTGTTAATGCTACCCCAAACAGGAAACCTGATATAAGGGCTAGGGCTTCGGTGATTGGCATACTACTGTTCCCCAGGCATACGCTCGAACAAATACTCAGTAGCATTAAAATAACCTCCTGTCATCTTAGCTACGTGAGCGTTAATATCTTCCCCCAGCACCATACCGACGTTACGCTCACAGCTTTTAAGGATGGTTATGGTTTCTTCTCTCTCTGCATCGAATGGCGCCAGTGCCTTTAATGCCTTATCTATGTTTATTACGCCGTTTACCGATGCGCTTCTTAATACTTGTTGGATGGTTGTCATATGTTAATTTTTATAATTGGATTATGATTACGCAGGTTGCTATACTTGTTCCGCTCTCTTTAAATTCGCCAGCTTGAATATTATATACCTCAGCATTTATTTCTGTCAACCAGTTCCTGAAATCGGCTTCCTTTTTATTATTAGATAACTGCCAGTGCTTAGATGCTATTGTTACAAGCTTGCCGCCAATTTTAAGCGACCTATTAGCCATTTTATATATATGATCTATGTCCTGGTTTTTAGAAAATGGTGGATTGGCTATTATTCTATCATAACGCTGCGTGTCGGCCGCTATATAATCTTCACCAAGAACTCTAACGTTCGGTAACTTTCTCAGAAATGTTTGATTAAGCGGCATTAACTCATAGCAGTCAACTACTATTTTAGGATCTATTCTATGAATCGCATTTACTAGTGCACCTTGGCCAGCCGATGGTTCTAAAATAGAATGATGCGACGATATACTTGCGTAATCCACTAGCTTATCTGCTAATGAGTCTGGAGTTCCAAAGAACTGAAACTCTTTTTTAATGTTTCTCTTTTCACCAGATGCTATTTGTGCAAGCAACTCAGTAGGATCTTCGTTAAACACGAACCCCATTACTTTATTACCTTTCCATTTACCCCCTATAAGTTCTAATTTTTTAGATACATCTTGATAAGATTTTCTATCTAATTGGACGGCCGGTAACTTGATGGTTGTGCCCTCAATTGTACACTGTTGCAATACCTCTTCTGTTGTCATATGCTAATTTTCTATATCGTAATTGATTATTCTTTCTGCTTTTGAGTAGGTGATGCACGGGTGATACTGCATATCCACCCAAATGAAGAAGAAGTGTCTCTTTTGAGGCATATAGCCCCGTACCAGGCCATCTCTGTAAATTGGTTCGATTCTGTAGCGGTTCATGGGTTTATCTTGATTTGCGGTTTCTATTTTGTATCTTCTTTAACTCATCAGAGTTGGCGAACATCAAAGGGTCTTTTGCAGGATCAGTAAAATAACCTACTGAACTCCAATTAAACTTACCGGCCTTTTTGCCTTTATTAACTTCAGCTTTATTCTTTGTACTCATGATACTTTAAATTATGGATGGATTCCCACCGTCAAAGGCCGCAATTAAGCGACCCCCACGGATAAGTTCTGTAAACGCTTTATTAGTTGCCCATGACGTATAAACCCCCTTCCAGTTAGTTATCCCGAATTTACGGGTTATCATTACCAACAAAAGCCGGTATTACCCAGCTCGTTGGTGCAACGCCTTTCCGTGCTGTCAGCTATTCCTACCATGGCGATTCATGTATTATATCGCTCTCGCCTTCATCATAATCAAGTAAAATCCTACCCTGTGAGGGACTCGATATATGCATTATGGTAGTTCTCATTGCATCAAGCGGGATGCACATTGTTATAGAGCAATAACCGCACAGGGTTGTATTATTATTCTATCCTTGATAGTATGACTTTATGTATCCCATAGCTTTTGGATGCAGTTTATAATGATGAGTTCCATCAATTGCATCAGAAATATGAGCCTCTTTAAGTTCTAAAAAAGCAAGTATCGTTAAGTTGTATCCCTGTTTAACTTGCATACTTGAGCCGTTATCCAAATACAATCTTCCAAAATTAAGTATGCTATTATGTTCAATATATGAACCTGGGTTACGATCCATAATTTCAAGTAATTCTTTAACTCCCGGATCTAATAGTTCTTTAATTATGGGCATCCCATAGATGGAACCCACTTTGTGAAATTTAAATTCATTGTTATTGAATAGTCCGTAATTTCTTTTATCGCTCATAACCATTCTTTTTTAATTAAAGCCCGTGCGTTATACAGGGGCTTTTTCTATCTACAAGGATCTGGTGTGGCGCTATAGCATCCACTGGGTGATCAGGCCTTATCTTTAAACCGACTTACAAGGATACCCTAGGCGGTTTGTGTTGTCTTTTAAAAAACGCTGCCGACATCCGCGCATGCAGCGTTTTGAATTGGTAGTAGCTTGTGGAGGTGGAGGGAGTCGAACCCTCGTCCAGTAACATCAGTTATAAAACAATTAACACAGGTTTACTATTTGGAGCATAGTTGCTTAGTACTTAGGGCCGTCCGAATACAGGCAATCCACCAATCCGTTTTAAGTTCGGATAAACTGTTTAAGCGGCTAAGCTGACACTTGAACCTACTCTGCTTTTTGCCATTGAAACTACTTTAGCTTCAATCTGGCGTACGATTATATCGCCTTTTGTTGTTTGATGTAAATTATTAAGCAGTATACCACCATCCTGCTACCTGTTGCGTTACACTTAAATTGTCCTGTCAAATCCAGGCACCCCCATTATATTAATTTAAAGTTGATGGCAATAACAAATAATCTTTCAATTTCATCTCATCCGGAGTTAGCAATTTAATTTTAAAACCTTGTATTGAAAAAGCTGGTTTTATATTACTAACTAGATTATTTTTATTCTTTATTTGCTTCATGACCATGCTTGTGGAAGAAACCAAACAAGATTAGCGCTGTTAAACGCTAATCCCTCCGCTACTAAACCAATTATGAAACGAATATAAGACTTATTTTTGTAATTCCTATAGGAATTGATAATTATTTTTTATTCACTTTATCAGGTGTAGGCGGCGCCTTACAGATCTAACCAAGGGAAGTTTTTTTGGACATGACGAATGGGTATTTAAGTATGCTAGCTTATCTTTTATGCTACTTGATTCGATAGCTTTTAAGATAGCCTGCCGCTCCTGGTTTAATCTATAGAGTTCGGTTACCTTATAATCGGCAAGCATTGACAAAAAGATGTTTTTAAATCTGCTCATGGTATATCATTCCCTACTCATCGTAATATTGAAGGCTAAAAGAGTAGCTGGAAGGGTTACTTTACTAAAATTAACGCTTTCTTTGAAAAAAGCCAGCTCTTCTTTATGGTTTTCTCTAATTATACAAATGCAATCATGCTCACGTCCATGAACCATCATATAGCCAGATCCTAGGCATCGGAGACAGAGTTCGCTTTTCATGGCTTAATAAGAAGTTGGTGGAAGTCCCGTGGCCACGCTAATTATTTTACGGCCCTTGCAAGTATCGCAGATGTTTGACGATGTCATCGTCATTACTTGCGTTCCAGAACCATTGCACTTTGGGCATATCTGCCAGCCTGCAGCTGGTTTGCTTATAAATGCTTTGCTAAGTTGATCGGCTTGGTCAGCGGTGATGGTTGCAATACCCGAAGCATGGCTGACGGGATTCGTCTCGCTGAGTGCCGATTTCTGCACGGCCCTGTTATACTTATAAGGGCTACACATCCAGCAACTGCACGGCTTCCCATGAGATCTGTAAGCATAGAAGTTGCCCGGCTTACCTACTAGCCCCAAATTCTTCATTCGCTTCTTAAACTTAAGCATTTTTAACTCTTGCCTGCGGCCCTTGTTGTTTTTGCTGATCATGGTTTAAATTCTTTATAAATAAGAAAAGTAATTATTGAATCAATATAAAATAAAAAGAACTCATCCAATAAGGTAAGGGAATTCCATTTCATAATCCCGAAGCAAACTGACATTATTAGTAAAAATAAATTCATTGTAACTAGAATATATTGGCTTCTGCTCATTGTTTTTAATATCCGTTAATTCCATTGACCTCCCTAACAACTAATGCTTTTTCAAAAGCATCACCATCGTTATCCCAAATGATCCTATCGACTACTAAATATATGCTGCGATCCGGATTTCCTTCCGTGATTCCGTCAGGCAATGTAACTCTTATGGTATCACCAGGTGTTGGCATTTCAGGAAATTCTGATTTCGATAAAATTGTTTTACCGCTATCTTCGTAAAATATTTTTACTTTCATAATTTTTACCTTTATCGTTATTTTATAAATATGGACGAACAAAACAGGCGGATACGCCCCTCCGAAGCTGTTGAAATATTAGGAGTAAGCGTTAATCAACTTAGAACACTTCGAGATAACGGAAGCCTTGGGTATGTTAAATTTAATAAGGCCTATCGCTATCGCTTGGATGAAGTTCTTAAACTTAAAATAAATCTTATGGCTGATCAATTTGCCGATCAGGTTACGCTACCCCCATGACCTGGGGGTATAATTATTCAACACTTAATTTTCTCGCCGGCGCATTGTATCCAGTCTTTTCAAAATCGTTAATCCAAATCAACTTCTTATCCTTAAGGCCCACACCACAAGGTTGCAACCTAAAATGCCCCCTCACTTTAAATGCATCTGATTTTATCAGCGTTGTAAACCATTTTGAATCTAAGATATTGATATTATTTTGAGACTGGTTGACGTACTTAACACCCATCTCCTTTACCTTTTTATTAGGCGGCAGCTGCTTAGTTTCTATCGGGGCATATTTGATGAAGTTGAGGGTTGCTACCAAATTTGTGTACACCAGATTACAAATTTCATTAACATCTATCCGATCTTTTTTAATACCTAATTTTATGCAAAAATCAGTAGCTAAATCATAAAAATAAGCCGATAGTTGCGCCTCTTTTTTATCTCCTACTTGATTAATTATACCCATGAAAATATTTTTGTGGAACATTATCAGGTTATAATCATGAAATTCTTTATCGTTTTTATTTTGAATATTGTAAATTATAGATATCTGAGTAAATGGCCTAGGCATATTAAGCAAGACACCCCATTGGGTGTCAATATTCTCCCAGGCTTCGTCACGAACTAGACTATTGAATGATTGTCCAATTGCATCACAAAAAGGTTTAGTTAAATAAATTCGTCTTTTTTTAAAAAATGGAGATATAGTTGAAAAATGCTGTTTAAAACTTTCTATAAATAATTTATCTTCCGTTAGTACCCGATCCTCATCCATAAAACCTATCACCCCCAGCTTTCCTTCATCCAGCATTCTTAATACTGGGTATTCTGCATATCCAAACTTTGCCATGGCTATTTATCTAAAACAAATGAAAGGAATTTGTGAAGTGCTTTAATTTCATCAAGTTTTAAGTAAACTCCATTATTATAATACGTAAAATGGCCATCATAAAAAAGCTCATTTACGCAAACTCGTGGAGCTTCATAATCATCTCTTTCAAAGTGAAACCGAACCCCGCACGGATCGCTTTCATCAAGCTTTTTACTTCCAAAACCAGATATTAAATCCAATTGTAACATAGACTGCTTTTTTAAACTAATAAACCCTTCTGGAGATCAGCCTGGCAGCATCACCCCAAAAGGATTTGAATATTTTTTATTTGATGTGCCAGCATCCTTATTGAATAGACGAATATACACTTATTTATTCAATTCCTATAAGAATTAAAAATTTATTTTACCCAAACAATCCACCACCCTGCGTGTCATACAATCCATGAATTACCGCCGCATAATAACGCAAGGAACCTGGGGCGATGAAAATAGATAAGTCATCCTATACGAAGTGCTGGGCACCGGATCTATCTGGTGGAGTATTAGCGTTGCTGGTATAGTAATGGGGGAAGTCCAGTGCTTATATGGCAACTGGACTGTGAGCTTTAACAGCTGGGCAGAATTTGAATATGAAGACGGCCTGGAGATGATTAGGCTGGTCATGGAGTATTATAGCTAGGGGGTGGGTATCGGCGGCACCACCGGCGCTACCAATTTAGCAGCCGCCGCAGCTTCGGCTTTGATCTTATCGTACTCTGCAATTGGGTCGTTTGTAAAAGCGAGCATTTTCACTGCGGTTTCTTTACTTAATAACCCAGCCCCTACAAGTGAAACAATATTTGCATACTCCTCGCTCAGGTTGCGTGGTAATTCTATTTTAAATTTAGGTTTCACAGGCATACTCAATGATGGCTTAACGCTTATGTTAATCACTGCCATTGCCGCCTTCAATAAATTAAGGTGCCTTTGCCACTCCATACCTAAATCACCATCCTGGTTAGATCTGGCTTTATTTGTGGCCGGTAAGAACATTAGCTCTATGGTAACACCAGGTATATTTGAACTACCGCTGATTTGCTCCATCGAAATCTGTGGCGTGCTAGTTTCATCATATATGTCCCGGCGCAAGTTTTTACGCTCATCAACGGCAGCCTGCTGCGCACCTTTAGCCTCAACATATTTGAGATCGCCACCATTCTCCATCTTGAATGTCTTGCGGGTATTTTTAGTCTGACCACCTTTAGTTTCAAGAATCTCACCAGTAGCTGCCAATATTGGGAATGAGCTAACTTGATTTTCGTCCGCGCTATCGCTATCTCCCTCCTCAACCCTTTCAATCTTTGGAAGTACGTCGGCATATTCAGGTCTTTTCTGTCCGTGGTAAATAAAGTTTGCTTTACCATAAGCAATGACAACCTCTTTTTCAACCTCCCAACCAGCAGTTCCTTTAATGTATGTGATATACTTACCTGAAAGGTAAAGGTCAAGTTTATTAACATCTTTACGATCAATCTGCACAGTGTATGAACGTGCACAGCTGATCATTTCTTTGTATTGGTTGTATATGGGTATGATGATGTCTCCATCTTCAGGAGAAAATATAGAGCACCTCATTTTGAATTTACTGGCCGGGGCGATACCATCCCAAAAACCTTCTTCCGCTGGTACTGAATACCAAACTACCAGGCACTGTGTAAAATTCTTTTTTAATCTATCTATCCTTTGAGCAGTAAAGTTAAGCTTGTTATCATCCCATGTACGTTTCAACATGGCTATCATGGTCTCATCGGTGACTTTGGTAGCTTCCCTAATGGTACCGTCAATTTCAATACCTCCACTCAGGTTCATTCTTACCGCCCAATCTAAAATCTGCTTTTGAGTGCTTGACGGTATTCTGTGAACATCGCGCTTTTCTACACGGTAAACCTTATCCCCGCTATCGTCAAAATTTCCAGTATCAATATCAACATCCTTCCAAGGCCTGTAAGTAAGATCTTTAACAACCTTGTGGTTTTCAGGTTCTATATCGTATGCGTATTCAGGTATGTAGGGCTTTAAGGCCTCGATAGTAGATACCAATTTGGCAGCGTCTCCCAATAAAGTGGTAAGTTCGTTTTGTTCCATTTATAGGAACAAAAATACCCATGCATTACGGCATAGGTATGATATTGGGGTTTACTTGTGTGGGTTGGTAAGAAGCATGCGGACTGGTTTACCATTCGGCAGCAATCTGTTTTGATGGGGGGCTCCGGAGGCCTCAATCTTCCAAGATTATAAATACTGATAAAGCTTGCGATATTTTAACGTTAACAACGGTTCCGGTTAATATCTCATGGGTATCATTGTATGCTACTATTTTCTTTGTTTTGTCCTTTATAAGGTTTAGTTTATCTATTAATTCTTGTACTGTCATGATGTTAATTTTAAGTCAAATATAAATTAATTTGCGCCGGGGCACCCTACAACTCCGTATTAACATCAATGGCTAAGCCAGAATCGATCAGGCCGAACACGTCGAAGTGGTGTTCGAGCAATATCAATAGGTCATGGTAGTAAACATGTTTTACACTAAACTTTTCTTTACTCCAAAACGAGTTATGATATCCATGTGAGATCATTTTAGATAATGAAAATCCATCTGTATTATACAGGTCAGATAGAGGTTTAAGGACTGGCTTAATATTTTTAAGTGCTACTTTACTTTCTCGTATTTCACCATATCTAACTATTTCAATATTTAACGGATCAAGTTGAATTCCTAAAACACATGTTTGGTGTTTTAGGAATTCATTTGGAATAACCTTCAACCCATACGGCAAGTACGGAGATAAGTGTTTTAATTCTAATTTCATCTTATTAAAGTTTTATACTATCACTTAAAATATTTCCAACTCCTCAGCAGTATAATATTGACTATCAAACCCAGGTGTATCAACAAAATATTTATAAGGAAATGAAAATCTCCTAACAGTGTTAACGGTACTTTCTATGTGGCTTAAATTATGTCCTACTTTTATAACCTTTACAATATCACCTTTTTTAAATTTATTTTTTTTAGGCTGGTGTTTTGAATCAAACCTACATTCCTGCTCGCATGTACATCCACATGTTTGCATACATATTTTGCTATCTTTTTTCATTTTCTAATATTTTAGTATACCATTCCTTAAATAACTTACTTATAGTTCGGTTGCGTATTTTTCATGATGGTTCGTTAATTTCTGCGAAGTGGGTTAATAATCTTCATATCCTCTCCTAAATCTAGACACTTCATTTACGCTATCAAAATGTGGGTCTAAAAATACAGGATAAAAACTTAACTCATCTTCGCCATTGCCTTGATAAATAAAATTAGTACGGTAAACTGGGTATCCTAAAATTTTGTCTCTATCGTAAAATTTACTTTCTTTATCAAAAAATATAAATGCATTAGGCATTACAGTCATTCTCCTTAAGCCGGCTGCTACTTTATTTAAAAAATAGTCGTTTAAGTTGTTTCTTTGCTCTTTCGGCTTCTCCTTTTCGGCATCCTGCCAGTTAATGTTGTTCATGGTTGTTGGTTGTTTTATGGTCTCTGTATATCTTTCCAGTACTCTATGCCACTACATTCTGAAACCCCATCGATTACCCACCAATTATTTGCAATATCGTAGTAACCAATAAATGGCATATCATAACGCCAGATTAAAACCAAATCTTTCGTATCCGGCATCATATCATCTGGTGATGTCCAATCATATACCCTTATGTGTGTTTTCATTTTTATTAAATTAACGATCTTATAAATTTACAATCCTGGCATTTGCAGTAAGCTTCATGTGAAATCCACTTAGGTATACTTTTTACCCTCCGCCTATACGCGTATCGTTTGATTCTGCTCATGATTATATTTAGCCAGCCACCAAACACGGACGGCTTTTTACCGCCAAATCCCCGCTGTGTTATCCAGCGAGGCGTGGGGGCGTTATTGATTAGGTGCGAGGCGGTGGGGAGAGTCGGTGCGCTATTCGGTGATGGTTATAGGTTATTAAACAAATTAGGATACCCTTGCTCATTTGCCCTTTCAATACATTGCGCAATAATTTTATGTTGTCTATCCATTTCATTATGGGTTTCAATATATCTTTTTTCTAAAGCCCTTCTCTCTTCTTTTAATGAAATTAATTTAGAAAAGGCTTCATCATAATATATTTGTAATTCTGTTTCTCTATTTTTTATTTTCTCGTCAATACTCATTATCTTCATATAAAATAACATATCCACTTTTGTCAATTTCAATTTTATCTACGTTAACCAAAGGTAATCCCCCTATTCGCATATATATTGTTGCGTTTAAGTGATTGCAATCTTGGAGTTCATCTATCAATTCTTGTACTGTCATCTTTTTTCTCCTAATCCAATATAAACCAACCCGGTATAAATTAAAAAAATGCATTAGGAGTTCAGCCCGCCAGCTCCCCCCCCCAAAGGACTATACAATTAGCTTTTCAATTTCTTCTTGAGTTAAATTAAACTCTTTGCGCCAGTATGATTGATGCATACATCCTGATCTAACAGGCAAATAACCAGTGCTTGTTTTTACACCCAATAGCGCTTTGTAGCGATATCTTGTATTTATGTTAGGCTCATCGTGTTTGAATAACTTTAAGATCTTTACATCTTTTTCTGGGCTGTAAGTGGTATCTGCATTGATCATGATGGTGATTTTTGAATTATATTTATAGCTATACTACGCCGTCGTTGAAGTGGCCGAGGTGTAATCCACCATCACCCCTGTCAGTATCATATCCAAACATTAAATCATACCCATCAGCGAAACCTATGGCAACTAATTCTATATTCATCCACATGCTAGGTTTAGTGTCAGAATCTACCCACTCTTCATAAAAGCAATCTCTTACAAAAACAATCTTTTTCTTTTCTGGTTCAGCAGCTTCCGCTTGGCCCAGGATAGTTACTTTGGTCATATGTTGATTAAATATTACAAAACAAGAACCCTTAATTATCCTTTCGCGCCTTCGAACTCGCTACTAAGATAATTAAGGGTATAAATTTTTTATTTAAAGGCTTTAATTCGAAGGCTGCCTTTGTTCATCAAATATAACACTTATTTATTTAATTCCTATAAGAATTAAAAATTTATTTTTGTGTGTCGATGCGTCCCTACGCCCCCGTCCCATCCAGCTGCCCCTTAATATAATCGCAAAGAGGTTTAGGCGATCCATCCGATCTAAACAAACCGAAGTGTCCTTCCCTACCAGGGCGCGTCGGCCGGTCAACTAACTCATACCACCATGTGGGAATACCTGATCCCCATGTATCATCAAAGATCTGTGCACCTTTCTGCAGCTGAAGCGCATCTGTATAATTTGAAGCATCAGGCAACGGCATGAAGTTAGTCTCACCTATCTCAAATACCTGGTTACCGAACTTTGATTTAGCTGCTTGCCATGCGTTCAATCCTAATGTTTGCGATTGGTTAGCAACGTTATAAAACCCATCGGTATAACTGTGTACCGATAACGATAAGTTAGCCCCAAGGCCGCGCAGATAGTTGATGTAGTAGTAATGGATCCAGGTAATACTTGTTATGATATTGATCGGTCTGCCAATGGTTAACAGCGCTAGGAATGCTGCTGTAACGTACCGTGTATTGGTATCAAGCTTCGCAGTATCGTAGTTTGATGCGTACCAACCGGTACCGGTTAACAAGGAAAGGATCGCATTCTCATTACCAATCTCCATTTCGGTAAAGTATGGGTAGTTGTTAGCAATTGCCCTGAATGTAGCATATCCATCATCACCCCTGATGTAAAACATCGGCCTTACCTTGATACCGGCAGCATTGAACTTTGGCAATACATCATTCACCCAGCTACTATGATTGAGCATCTTGCCGATATTGGTACCACTGCCATAAATATCAAAGTCCTGCCTTACATTGGTGCAGCCCAAATATTGCAATTTAGCTATTATACCATCAACGTCTGAATAATTAGAATCGAACATATGCACGTTAATGCCGAACAGTGGCTTTGCATTCACCTTCGGAAGCTTGGCCAGCTGCCCCGCAAGGCTGGTGATCGCGTTTTCCTGGTTAGCCATCGTTTCCAATACTACCCGGTAGGCATCTGTTTTTATATTTAGCTGGTTCTGAAGTTCTGCGTTGGTCATAATTTTATACTCCTGATATTATTCTACTATTCCCTTTTCTTTCATCAGAGCTAAAGCTCTTTTAATCTGATCCATTATTTTATCATTTTCGGCTTCACGGGCTTCATTTTTTGGGGCAATCTTAGAGCCTTCATAAATGTTAGCTAAAAACATAACACTTGGATGAGTAGACCAATCTTTTATTGATTCATATAAATCTTCGCAGTCCATGATGCTTGCATCTTGCTTATAAAGTTTTTTTATTAAATCTTGAATGATTATTGAGTTAGCAATCATTCCGTCAATAATAGATGCTAAAAGAGATTGACTTTCTTTATCCATCATGTATTGGTTTGATGAGTCTTCGTTAATGTTTTTTACTATTTTCATTTTTATTTGTTTAAAAACTAATTTTATACTCCTGATAGTGCGCGTAGGCCTAAGCCGCGTTTTTTGTTGGTGAAGGCGAGGTATTCTCTGTTGAAGGCTGATACGATGAAATCTTTTAGGGTGTCTGTTAGGTGACCATGTGGTTCATAGCTTACACCGCTCTTGGGATCAGTAATACGCTTCTTAAGCATCGTTCCGTCCTTATCGGTTTTCGTCTCGATATAATCATTTATCGATTCTTTGCAGTTCTCACCAATCTCAATACTGAGGCCCGGTATTTCGCCGGCAAAGATGGCATTAACAAAGTCTGCAATGCCGGCAACTGGCGGAGCAGCCTTCAGCATCTTATCTTCAATACGAAACCCTTCTTTGGCTATTGCCTCGGTGAATAATTCATAGAATGATTTTTTGTTATCATCGATATTGTTTCTGTTTTTTGTCGATTTATCACCATATTGCATAATCCTTTGAGTATACCCAATCCTGTTAAGCCACTCTCCAACGTTTTTCCCGGCCTTGGTGGCAGTATTTAATGGGTCAACGGCAGGTAGTTCATTTACCTGCTTAATAATCCATCCTAGGCCATCTTTTACAAGCTGCCAAACAGTAACAGCGATATAAGGATAAACGTTACTATCAAGCGAAACATGCAAAAGATTGCTAACGTCCCAAGTATTTGCCCGTATGTGCTTGTCCGTGTCAAACTCTCTGAGGAACTCGTTACCAACTTTCATTGCTACATCCCACTCGCCATCAACGAATACCCTGTATTGATGCACCGGTAGCAGCTTCAGCGAATCCAGGTAATCCTGCGGTATGTGAGGGTTATCAAATATTTTAGCCTGCAGGTACGCAACCCCCGCCGGTAATGTGTCAGCCTTGAATTTATCATAGAAGCGACGCTTTACCCAATTTTGTGTTGGATTGCAGCTCATCAATATTTTAGTCGGGCATCCGGGCGAGTGAAACCAGGATCCGGCGCGCTCAATGATCTTATCCAGCGTTAATTCCTGCACTTCGTTTACCTCGTCTATAAAGGCCCCGTTAAATTCCAAACCTTTAAACCTATTCAAATCTTTATCCCGGTCGAAGTTTTCACCCATGAATAAAATCTGGCTTTTGTTAGACCAGGTTAGTACAAGATCGGTTTGGTTAAATGATTCAACATATTGTGACCAACCCTTATCTAAAAAGTTTTCTTTGAAAGTCTTCAGTAGAGTTGCTTTCAATACAACGCTGTCCTTGCGTAGCATGACCCACCTGCTGTTCGGATACATCTGGCAAAGGGATATGACCATCATGCATCCAAAGTGACTCTTAGCGCCTCTAATGGCTCCGCCGTAAAGAAGTATCCTGTTTTTCATTAACAGGCGTTTTGCTTCACGCTGTTTTGGCGTTGGCTTGAATATTACCGGATCAGGCTGCAGGCCCATCATCTCCCCAATCAATGATCAATGGCTTAACCATGGTTACCTGGTTGTCAACCTCAGTTTTTTCGCTAATACCGTTTAGCCTTGCAGTTAAGTTGGCATTAAAGGCCCCAACCATAGCACCCTCAACCTGCTGTGTTAGGATAATTTCCTCCGCACGTGTAATGACCTCCGAAAAATCTTGACTGCAATTCTTCTTGAAGTCATTAAAGTAATGTTTGTTACAGCCGAGATACAAGTATAAACCAGTCAATGTGTAAGGCCTTGCTGTTGGTATTGATATTATTTGGCCAGCAAACTCTCCTCCCTTTATGGCTTCCTTATTCATCCATGGGCTATCATCAACATAAGTCAAATATTCCTCTACAGCCTCCATAAGAAGCTTTGGAGAGGCAAACAACTTCTCTCTACCATGTTTATTTCTCTTTTTCCAAAAACTATTTCCTGATGGAGCTGCCATTTTTTAATTTTTTTATTTCAAGGTACCCTGATGCGTACCCATTATGTTTTTTAGTATAGGTTTTAAGATCTTTACAGTTTCCATATCCTGAGCAAATAATCTTTCCTTTTTTGTAAGCTACCCAGTGGGCTGCCACTGTCCGTCTGAGACCGCTATCTATTGGAGGGCCGTACCATCCAACCGCAATTAAGCAAAGGTCTGGTAAAACCGTTTTATCGTTTATGAGACTCATTCTTTCATCAGAATAATAACCAAGTTTTTTAATGGCTACTGCAACATCTTTAGTTTGAGTGCCTGTTTTTCTTTTATTACCTCCAGGCTTACCAAAAGCTAATATGCTTTCTTCCGGTGTGCATCCTATCAGATTAGCAACTGCATATTGTCCACATAGACCAGTATTTTCCGGCTGCAAATGAACTTTACCCATACCCTACAATGCTAATTGCCAATCACTCGGCCGTGAACTAAACTGTTTGAACTGAGCCTTAATCGCATCAACACGAGCACGGAAGTCCCGGCCCTTGATGTAGGCACTCGCTATCGACCTCCAATTATTTATGTTCTCAGGGTTGGAGTAACCCAATACACGAGCAGCTTCATCCCGAACACCGATAGGTAACTTCATTGCAGCTTTGGGCAGGAAAGAAGCTGGGCAGTAAGAATCGTAGATTACTGCAACTGTTAGAATTCGAACATCAGTTTCATCAAAGGCTGGGTGAGAAGTGCGCACCGCATGGAGTAGCGATTTGATGTGAGCGGTATCTACAAGCATTGGAGTAACGCTATCCTCGATCTGTTTGTACAGGTCCGGTTGTATCTGGGCAAGACTCCTGCCAACTATGGTCTGTTTGTTCATGCTATGGGTTGATATGCTTCTATTTTTTTTAATCTCTTTCCAGTCGTTTGAAAACTCAATATTTCCGCCTTGGTCAATGTATTTTTTCCCTACTTCGATAAGTGCTTCCGGATCTTTTGCTTTTGCAATTGTGATGTACTGTCCGACTTCCATTTTGTCAAAGTAATTTTCTATGGTGCTATTCATGGGTTGTCGTTTATCATTCGTTTTCAAAACTGTGTTAAAAAGTATGTCAATAGCCTATATTATATATAGGCATATTGACACACTTTAACATACTAACCGTGTTAACACACTTTTATTCGTGTTGACATAGTTTTTAGTACCGTGAGGGCACTTTTTGGTCATTTTTACAAAGTGTGTTAACATACTTTTTGATGATTGTTTGAAAAAAAGTGTGTTAACATAGTTTCTGATACCGTCAGGGCACTTTTTATACCGTTTTGCGTTTCGGTATAGCACTTTTTAGCGTTTTTTGAAAAGTGTGTTGACATAGTTTCCAGCCTCTCAGGGCACTTTTTGTTTTTTACGTTTTTCCGACTAAGCGGCTCTTTTTAACTTTTTCTTGCGTTCTTCTCGTACCGATTCACGGTAAATATCTATCATTTCAGGTCTTGAAAATGGACTGATGAAGGCCGTCCATTGGGCTATATCGCCACCAGAAATAACACACTCAACGAACGAAATTATATCGATTGATGTGGTAAAAATGTAAGTGATTATACCCTGGCCAGCATGTATAGCATGTATCAATTTCTGATCATTTGAGCAGCTACCAGTTGGGGTTTTAACTTCAATCATGTAGAGCTTTCCAGCCCATATAAATGGCATATCCTGTATACCCTTCACTACGCCCTGGCCGCGCATAAAAGTTGCTGTAACAGCATCCCGCAAGCCTCCATTGGGACAATGAAACAGCAATCCATACGTCTCCGGGTGTCTATTCCTTATCTCAGTAAAAGCATCCTGCTGAATTCTTGCCTCCGATTGCATAACGTAAAGATAATAAAACTTATTATTTTAATTCGTATAGGAATTGATTTTTATTTATATTTGTCTCAATGAGCTATAGCGATTATCTAGAAGAAGCGATTGCCCATATTGCAGAAAGTTCATGCAATAAGAGCGAAGCAGCCCACTTTATCATTGGAAAGTACAACCTTTCAAATAGTCATAATGCAGTCAGAAAAGCTATTGGGAAGCTGAAGGGAGCAAAGAAAATCGAACCTGAAGCTCCACAGACAATAGCATCAAAGACTCCAAAATCAGAACCTAAACCATTCGTACTGTCGGCATGGAACGATTTAACAGGTCGCATGATGGGCATCAATGATTACTGCGAATTCTACAACCTGCCATTTGCCGACGTTGTAAGCTATAAACTAATCAGCCATACCGGCACGCCTTATTATAATATATTCTTTAAAGAAACACAAAGCGGATTGCCAACGGTTGATTATGATGCGATACGCGGTGTATTAGACCGTGAGCTTAGCAAAACATACGTTCCTCGAATTGATAACAATACTACATACAGCCATGAAGCAGTATTAAAATGGGCTGATCTGCACTTTGGGGCACACATACGAAATCTTTTATTAACACCCGACTACGACAGCTCAATATTAAAAGATGGGCTTATGTCGTCTGTAACAGAGGTAAATTCAAAGGGATTCAAAAAGGTTCATGTTCATATACTAGGTGATTTGATAGAAAGCCTATCGGGCCTTAATCACATCAATAGTTGGATGAGCATGAATAAGGATGAGATCGGCGCAAATGCTATTAAGCTTTGCTGTGAGGCCCTGGATATTGCTTTGAGGGATGTTGTAAACCTGGGTAAGGTAATGATCATTGGCGGCAACCATGACCGCCTAAGCAAGGATAATGACGAGGATGTAAAGGGCGGAGCAGCGGATCTTATTTCGTGGGGCCTTTCATTGAAGGGATACGATGTAGAATTTCATCCTTATATCATTTGCCATGAAGTTGAGGGAATAATGCATATCAACCTGCACGGTGATAAAATATTAAGCAAGCGCAGTACACATGATATTATATGGAAGTACGGCAAAAAGGGGATGTTCAACTTTATATTCGAAGGGCACCTGCACACAATTATTGAAAAGATGCCCACCGCCCAGCGCGATAAATTCAATATCATAAAAGATGATGCAGTTGATCATCGCCGGATGTATGTGCCTTCATTCTTTACCGGTAACTATTATTCAGAAACATTAGGCTTCAATTCTAATGGCGGATATGTGATCGTATACGATAATGGAAAAGGAAAACCTAATATATTAACAGCGGCACTTTAAAAAAAACATGGACAACAAAAGAACATTCGATACAGGCAGCATCCGGGATAATGATACAGATAAACCATTGGTTAATCACTTTGATAGCTACACCCGGTTACGATTCGGTCACCTATTACGGAAGGGTGCCAATAACTACGGAAAGGGTAACTGGAAGAAAGGCCAGCCCAATGAAGCTGCACTTGAAAGCCTTCACCGTCATTTAGCCTATTACGAAGAGGGATTGTTACCCGAAGAAGATCACTTATCCGCTATTATATTCAACGTGCAACTGATACTTATGAATGAAAAGTCTGCGGGGGTTGAGGTGGATAGGTATAAGTAGTACCCCAACCCGTCTGTTCACCAAATCCACTTGTTCATGTAACATAAACAGATTCATTAGCCCTATAAGGCTACAAGCCTAGATTATACGCCCAATTTCTAAACCATTGAATATACCTTGTTTCATATCCCCACCTACCTGTGATTAGGTAAACTATCGGTGATGAAATAACAAGCAATACCCAAATTACGGGATATATCGGCAAGGTAAATCGCCAAAGTAAGCTTTTAGTTTTTCTTTTATACTTGAAGAAATCAAAAGGAGAAAATCTTACAATTTCTTTATCATACAATTTAGACTTTTGATATGGTGTCAGTTCCAATTCTTTTATAAGCCAATCCTGTACTTCAAAATGACTTGCTTTTCTTAAATTACTGTTCATACTTTATCTTATTTATAGTTATTATACATTTACTTCATAATTCAGTTACGGATGCCGTCTAATACTACCTCAACAAAAAATCAGCTAAATCTAACCCCCCGGCGCGCTCTTCATCGGTGGCAATTCGTTCGATGTGATCAGAGATTGACAGGCCGAACTCTTTAGCCTTTAAAGCCCATTCTGAATAAGCATTCAAATCAGGAAACAAAGTAACACTTCTATTTGCCACGCTGGCTAACTTTCCGGCACTTAGGCCGCCTTTCATACAGCAACTGAGCCAAGTATACTTATCAATAAATAAACTCGCTATAAGGGCTGTTTTCTCGCTTTCTACAATTGCGATTGGCCGTCCGGGGTAACGAGCTATCAAATGCTCACCAAATAAGCACTGCTGCAGGTTAAAATCCGGATAGATCGGTTTGTATTCCCTGCTTGATGTATGCGCCCATGAAGTCTTGCTATCCTTATCCCGGTGCCCATCTTCTTTGTATTTGATGTACTTACCCGAACGGACCCGGCCGGCGGTGTCTACCTGCCAGAATATGCACCAGTTTTTAAATGTGCCGATATTGTACTCTTTAAATTTATCGCTAACCACCTGCTTGTCAAACCTACTGCACAGGAACTCATAAAGGTTATTCCATCCCGGAGCGCATAACGTCGGAGTCACATGCTCTACAGGTATATAGCTGGTTGGTAGTTGTTGGTATGCTTGCCTCGGCGCAGGTGCTGTATAAACCGATTCGGCCTCCATTTCAATACCATACTTTTTAGCCAGGTAACCAATAGCTTCATAGTATTTAAATGAAAGGTGCTGCATAACGAAATCCGTTACGTCTCCGCCCTTGCCGCTGCTGAAGCATTTGTAAATACCCTTTACTGGGTTGACCGAGAATGATGGTGTACGCTCATTACTGAACGGCGAAAGCCCTACCCACTCCTTGCCTTTTTGCTTCAACGTAACGAAGTCACCAATAACATCAACGATACTAGCCGCCTCCGTTACTTCAGTTATTTTTTCTTGTGGTATCATTAAAATGGAGCCTCCTGTTCTTTTATGGTGATGCCCGGGGCTACATATGGGAAGCCTTCAAACTTTGGATTCTTTTGATATTTAGCGTTTCCTTTCACATAAGGATTCACCCAAACAATACCAACCATAATATAGTGAGTTACAAATTCACGCGCTTTTGTTTTGCCAACTGAAACAGCATTGTTTTGGAAGTAATTACATATGTTATCAATAAGCTCTGAATATTTTAAGTACTCCGCTTTGCTGAAAACATAATCCACAATACCAATATGGGCGGCGTTCCAAGATGGCTCAGTTGGATCAACTTGTTTTTTCCCGCCCCTATCACTCCCACCGGTAGTAATTTTACCAGAGAATCCTTCAACTATTTGAGGCATACCTCTTTCATCGCGATTGAAAGCAAATAGTTCGAATGGTGCCGACCTGGTAAACTTTGGTGAGCACACGATTAATTTATCGGCATTTACCTCAACAGACATCACCGTTTCGGACTTATTGATCATTTCTGTGCCCAAATGTCCGCGCGCATGCTCCGTTCCCTTGTTCTGGTGAAGGATGCTACAAATATGGGTGTTATACTCTTCTGCCCAGCGCATCAGGTCGCCGGTGATTACAGTTGCCTGCTCAGGGTTGTTGATATCAAATATCAAATCGCGAACACCGTCGATTATTACCAGGTCCGGGGAATACATTTTGATAATCTCTTCAACTATTTCAATCCGCTTTGGTGGGCTGAATATCTTTAGGTCATAGAAACTCAAGTTCGGGCAAGTGCGCATCCCTGACATTGATAATACCCAATGCTGAGTTCTTGATCCGTAGTATAATCCCTGCTCTGTATCAATCCAAAGTACTTTAGTCTCTGCCTGTATTGACTGCGAAACGATCCATGATGTAACCGTTGTTTTACCTGACTTAGCCTGGCCAATAATGGTGCTCAATGATTTCTTCGTAAATACCGATGCGCCGTTTATTTCAAATACAAGATCCGGTTTAGGTATTTCTATTCCCTGTGGAATAAGGGAAGCCAGTATAAGATCCTGAAGTGTTTTTTCAGGGGCGGGGGCGGATGCGCTTATGTCGGCAACCAATTGTAATACTTTTGGTTCCATTTATAGCGCGTTAAAAAGTTGTGATTGAACTGGCTGTATTATGGCTGCAGTCGGTGCAAACATTTTTTGCTGGGCGATATGCTTAGTAAATCGCTTTTCCTGCGCATCGAAATATTCTTTACCTAACTCTGTAGCGTAAAAATCAAAACCTAAATCGTATGCAGCTATACGGGATGAACCGGATCCTAAGTGAGTGTCAAGAAGTTTTTGGCCATAACCAACGCAGTATTTTGTTAGTATATGCCTATAAAGCTTATATGGTTTTTCTGTTGGATGAAATCTATCTTTCTGGTTTGGGTTCTTTTTATAGATACGTGTACCACCAGCAGAACACCAGGCATATTCCATTTCCGCAAAATCTCGTCCGTACATCGTCTCACCCTTATCCCATACAGCAAAATATTGACTACACGGTAAATTGAAGTAATTACCTCCCCATATAATTTGGTTTTTACTAACCCTAAACAACTCGTCAAAATATAGTTGGTCTGGAACTCCAGAATCCCAATCTTTTTTACTTGGTTTTACTGTTTTACGCCCCCCCATATTCATCTGATTTACACCTATCCCGTACGGTGGATCCACAATAGCCAAATCAAAATACTTATCTGGGTAGCGGCCCATCATAGCCATATTGTCCTCATTTGTTACGATACTTATTGGCATGTTATCCATTATTTTAAAACTATATCCGCGAATTCAATCCTATCAACCGGGATAATCTGATGATCAATCCACCCTCTTTTATAACCCATATTAGCGGCGAAGTCCATAAGAAATCCGTGCTGCTCCTGTTCTTTAGCTTTGGCAACGCGGATGGCAAATGGCCGCTTATTTTTAAGCTTAGCATAGTTCGCAAGCTCCAGCGGTGTTAACTCGCTTATCCGTTTACCAACCAAGTCATGGTATTCATCGGTAAGGTCTACCAGCTCACCCTGGGCCATGGTAGCCTCAACTAAAGGATACTCATAACCACAATATTTGCAGATGCGTGAGCTTATTGGTATAATGCTTTCACATTCAACACAACATTTAGAAGCTGAAGGGCCTTCTGCCTCGCCTTTGCGTTTAACCTTACACCATAATTCGCTATAAGGGCGATCTTCGAAATATAACCCGTGCTGCTTCCAGTTCATGCCGTAATCAAGCACTGTGAACATATCTTTACCCGGGTAGATGCGCGATCCCCGGCCGATTTCCTGCTGATAAACACTAGTTGATAATGTTTTGTGCATCAATACCACCATATCAATCGGCGGATAATCCCAGCCTTTTGATAGAGATTTGATTGTTACCAGGATATTAGCCAGTCCGAGCGCTGTAAACCTTGCCAGTTCGTATTCACCATGCTCAACCTGCGAATGATATCTGGTTGCCGGGAAACCCTGTTCTATAAGTTTGGCTGTCAATGCATCTGCCTGCTTAATCGAAGCAACAAATATCACACACTTTTTATAAGGGAACTTGTTAAGGTCATCAAATAAGCCATCATAAACACGCTGCGCACCGAATACAATTTCATTTGAACGCTCAGTAACCTCCCCGTTCCTGATTTCAAGTAGTGAAGTATCTGCCGGCACCCGGGATTTATGTCGGTAATTAGTTAGGTATCCGTTTTGTATAAGCCAGTCAACCTGTGGGCCTTCAACGAGAGCCTTATAATAAAGTGGCAAGTGTTTGTGCAGTACGCCGTATGGGGTTGCTGTAAGGCCCACACGGTAAGCGTCTGGTAGGTAGTCGATTAGTTTTGTGGAGGTGGCCACATGCGCCTCATCGATCAGCATTATAAGATTATCTCCTAGTTCTTTCAGTTGCTGGATAATCATTGGACGCTTAATAAGCGTTTGGATCATGCCGCAATAAGTATGTCCCTTTTGAATAACCAACTCCTTAACATTGCTGTTGATTTCAATACCGTTGCACTCTTTTACTAACTGGGTGTATATTTTCCGGGCATCTGATAAAACCAGCACCGTTTTACCTTTAGATACACCACGAGTTACAATCATATCTACGCAAAGAGACTTTCCCGCACCTGTCGGGGCATGCAGAATAACCGCCTTGTTTTTGGCAAGCGAACGCGACGTGCGATCCACAATATCAATTTGGTACTGGCGTGGTGTCTTTTTCATCGTGTTATTTATAGCGCGTTAAAAAGTTGTGATTGAACTGGCTGTATTATGGCTGCAGTCGGTGCAAACATTTTTTGCTGGGCGATATGCTTAGTAAATCGCTTTTCCTGCGCATCGAAATATTCTTTACCTAACTCTGTAGCGTAAAAATCAAAACCTAAATCGTATGCAGCTATACGGGATGAACCGGATCCTAAGTGAGTGTCAAGAAGTTTTTGGCCATAACCAACGCAGTATTTTGTTAGTATATGCCTATAAAGCTTATATGGTTTTTCTGTTGGATGAAATCTATTTTGTTTTATAAGTTCAGCGCGATTAATATTCACCTGCCTAGTTACCATTGGTAGATTTGTCCATATCAACTCGCAATCGCTCATTGTTAAATCATTCTGACCCTTAAACCAAACAATCCACCCTTTTACTGGAGGTAAAAACTGAGTAAAATAATTACCTCCGAATATTATTTGATATTTGCTCACTCGGGATAATTCAGTAAAGTAGCTTTCAGATGGTATTTCATTATCCCAGCCCTTTTTTTCGTGTTGTTTACGATTGTGTTTTGGATTCTTGTTGATAGATTTCTTTTGTCCATCTATTCCTATTCCATACGGCGGATCAACAATAGCCAAATCAAAGAAGTTATCTGGATAACGGGCCATCATGGACATATTATCTTCGTTGGTTACAATACTTATTGGCATATTACAGATTATAAACTGGTTAGTTAAACAATACCCCCTGCAAGAGAAATGGGTCGGTATCCAAGTGAGCAAGTTTGCTCTAAGACACTTACAGGAGGTATTGTTTGAATTTTTTTATATATACTAGTAAGGTATATACCGGTTACCGACCGACTTACAAGTATACGAATAATTATTGTTTTTATTCCTATGGGAATTGATTGTTGGTAAATTTTTTTATTCCTTATAGCGACCGCAGTAAATAAACTCAGTATTATTTTTAGCGATCATCTTTTTGATCCGGTTATTTAGCCAATAATCTGCCTTTCCCATTGTGTCGGCGGCCTCGGTTGCGCTGAAGTAATAGATCCCAGTTTCCTGGTTGAGTATGATTGATACCTTGAGATAATGGAATGGTACCGGATTATTATATACTCGTTTTTTAGTAGTTATATTTAACCCCATCGACCACCGGCGGACAGTATCGGTAGCAATACCCAGGGCATCTGCCATCTGCTGCTGGCTTAGCTTCTCAGCGTATGCCGTTATAAACTGTCTGCGATCAGAATTAACCGCGGTTGAAGGTATGGTAACCGACTTATCGCCTTTTGCGTACCACATCATGCAGATATCCTTCATTTCATCGAATGACATGCCGTTCATGTTTGATAATTCCCTGATTGATGTACCAGAAACAAACTGCTCAATGATGAATGCTTTTTGTTTATTGGTAAGGGTTTTAGGCGTTGGTGATAGTTGTGCGTTGGCCATGATGGGGTTTTATTTTTATACCGCCAAATCCCCGCTAATTTCTTAGCGAGGTTGTGGGTATCCAATTGGCATATCTATACCTTTATCACTCCCTTATCCCAAGCAAACCCACCACGCTCACAAGTCACCAGCCATCCGTCAGCCCTGCGAATGGTGAAATATGCACTATCCAACGGCACAAAGAACACCTGGTGAATATTACCGGTAAGGCTATGCTTAAACCTATCCCCAAATTGAAGGGTATTGAACGGAATGCGCGGAGCATTGTCGGTGGTTATTGGGGTGGATAGTTGGTTCATGATTACTTAATTTATTCTTCCTGGAATAACCTAAGCTACTTTTAGGCTTTCTTTATTCTTTATCTCGTTGAAATACTCCAGGTGTTTTTCTTTTGTATACAACAACTCCATGGTATCAAATCTGCGGTACATGAAATAATCCTGATCGTAAACTATGTGGCGATGCAGAAAAGCATGGTCAGCCACCGATAATTCAATTATGTCTCTGGCAAACTGAAATGAATAACACCAGTGGTGCCTCTCATTTCCTTTGGTGCATGGTACGCGCTGCGATAGTATTGTGGCAGCCTTTTTTTCAGGATACTTATCCTTGTAGCGAGACATAGCCTGTTTTTTATCTTCTGATAGAGGCTTGTGAATATCCTTATATCCGAGGCGATGATATTTTTCAATAGCCCTTGTTTTTTCCAACTTAACCCATTCCGGATTATTAGCCCTGAGGTCCTTCTCCCTTATATCAACATCTTTCTTAGTGCATTTCTTGCATTTATTAAGATGCCCATCAGCCATCTTTTTATGCTTGTAGAAATCTGTTAACGGCTTAATCACCTCACATTTAAAACACTTTTTCATAATATTGATTGATTTATACCACCAAATCCCCATGCATTTCTGCATGAGGTTGGGTTACTTTTGTTTTTATTTCGACGGGATTACAAAAAACCCTTAATTAAAAGGCAAATCATCCTCATCGCTAACTACCGTAGCACTCGCAGCGCCGCTTGCATCATTACCACCGCCTGTAAAGTCTTTCAGGTTGCCTAATATTGGTGATAACTTTTTAGCAGTTTCTTTGCCGGCATCATCAAGCGTTTTCCAAATCTTGCTGTCGGTCGTTTTGGCAATGAATCCGTTTTGACCGTATTGATCCTGCTCGTCGCGAATTACCACATTAAGCCCAACGTAAACAGCTTTGTCTTTTTCGGTCAGCATGTTAGCCTCCAGTGGAATGAAGATGCCTCTCACAAGGTTACCATTTGAGCCCTTTTTGTCCATCATTACGTGGAGCATTTTTGTTAAGGCAATACTGCCTGATAATTTTTTCTCTGTGCTCATTTCTGTTTTTGTTATGCCTTTCGGCGGTTATGCCCGGTAAGCGGGTGGGTTAAATTATTTACTTGATTAGGCTATCTCGTCCCAATAGCATACTAAACCTGTTTTAATAGTAACGCTGTAAGGGAAGTATTTTTCAACAATAGATATTTGATCTACATACCCATCCTTAAACTTTTGAGCTAGATCTGACAAGTTTAAATCTGACTCGCATAATGTAAATTCGCCCTCTAGGTCTTTAGTAGATTTATAGTCATCTACCGAAGGTATAAGTATGTTTAAATCTTCTAGCCCCTGGTAAGGCTGAATAAAGTGTTCATTAGATACTTCGTCGTAGAAATTATCTTCTACCTTTTTCTCTTGAAAGTCGTCAGATGCAACCTCTAAATATGCTCCTAAGTAGAAGCATTTAATCATTTGTCCCATTTTTAAATTTGTATTGGTTTTTTTTAAATTATTTCAACTGTAGTGATGGTGACTTCTTCCCCGCCATCAATCGGGATAATTTCGTAGGTGGTGAGTAGCATAGTTAGGCTGCTATTAATATTTCTCTCTTAGCCTCTAGCAGCTTTTTAATATAAACCCGGCACATATCAACCCTTATTTTCAGCTCATCAATAACTGAAGGATCACGGTTAACGGTGAAGGTTTTTAACCGAAGTTCGGCCGGCAGATCTGAATAAGTCATTTCTTTGTGGACCTTTTGGCGGATCTCATCAGTAATTAAGCCCCGCTGCCCCTGCTCCCATGACAATGAGCGCATCTCCTTTTCCATAACATTTAATGGGGCATCCATCAGCGCGTATGTAAGGATAGCATTATTAAACTCAATTCCGTATTCTTCTGTAACCAAGTGCATATAAACCTGCAGTTGTGTTTCGTAGGCCGGTGTCGGTATCACGTCGTCAAACAGTGGCAGCGTAAAGCAATCCCAAACGTTTTTCATGTCGATGACTGTTGGCGCGTTATCCCAGAATGCTATAATATCCGGAGTACCTTCCATCCACTCGTTACTAAACCACTCTTCGTTCTTTGATACATCACCCCATCCCAATGAGTCCGCAGCGTATTTAATAGACTCTTCCTCGCATGAAATACCTTTTTCCAGGTACTTGTTAGCAAAGTTTTTACGGCGGTCGTACAGCTTCTCTTTAAGCCATTTTTCACAATAAGTTTTGGCGCCGGTTGGTAGTTCGGGGTTGTTGAATTTGTAATTGAGGCTGTAAAGTTCGGCCTCCATGTTCGGAGTTAATGGTTTGGCGGCCCCGCACGCAGCGTTAGCCTTACGATCTGAAAGCTCAGCACGTTTAGCCGCCTGTGCATCACTTAACCCAATTGAGCCAGCCAGTATCTCACTAGCCGCGCTTGCTCTGATCTTGAATGTTGGTAGTAGCATTTTTCTTGATTGGTTTTGTAAAATGGTTATTGATAAACTCTCGATCCTCTGCCCGGTCGTTCCGGTTAACCTCTTCCTGCCGGATCTGCAAGAAGAGGTCTTTTGTAGCACCCATTAGGCAGCAACGGTTTTAAGTACAGGTGGGGAAAGTTTGGCTTTCATTTCATCTTTAACAGATACAAATTTTTCCTGCTCGGCTCTTGAAAGGCCCTTGAATACATTCGCAAGCTCGGTAACGGTAGTTGCTTCTCGTAACTTAACATCACCAGCCTTATCAGCTAATCCGCTTTCACACCAATCTTTAATTGCACGGCCGGTAGCTTCGGTTATCATAAAAGGGTTTTTACCTTCAAATAAATTGGTACGATCTTTTGAAGGTATTGCCATGTGTGTATCGCGCTCAATGTTTAAAGACACAGTAAGCTCATATTCCCAGCCCTCGCGCTGAACATCCTTCATGCCGACTTTCTTTACCTTTTTATCTTCACCCATAACCGTTTCAGTCTTTGAGCGGGTACATGTAATAACGTGTGCCGGGCATTGTAAAACAGCTTGAATAAATTTGTCGTGACGCGGAGTTGTTTGTGACCAGGCACTCCATGTATTACCCCTGAATTTAGCCTGTGCAAGAATCTCATTCGCTTCAATCAGGTAATTCCATTCATGGGTAGTGCTGTCTAATATGATAGCTTCTATCCCGGCATCCACACAAATATTGATTGCTTTGATGTAGTCTTCCGGTGAGTACTCCCGTAAGTTGATGACATTGAATTCACCTAGGTTTGAGTATAGCGATGCGCTCTCATTCTCAGTGTCGATCACTGCAACTTTGTCCCATGACCCAACTAGGCCCTTAGCCATTAAAAGTGCAGAATATGTCTTACCGGCACCACTTGGTGCAGATATGTTAAGGCGCAGCTTTACCTGCTTCCTACTAGCTTTTTTAAGTTCCATAATATTTATAATTGATTGTTTAGTTTTTAATTAATAATTCAAGCGCCTCAGCATGCAGATGCTCCATGCCCATCTCGTCTTCGACCTGTTCATATAGGTACATTGGGTGCGACCATGGCTGGTATGGTTTTTTCTCTTCTTCTACCGATATTATGGCTAGGCACGTTTTGTATATTTTCTTAGCAAAAGCAATTATTGAATTGCATGCTTTTTTAATTGAACTGCATGCATTCTTAAACCGATCAGCCGCCTCATGAAAAAACTTAACAGTTGACCGCATAGCACGGCGTAATATTGACATTGATGGATTAGTAGCCAAAAAAGCTTCGTACTCTTCGATGGTGGTTTCGTGTGTGATTATCATGCTGATTTTTTGCTTTTTGATTTGAAATAATTTTGTGACATGAAGGATTCCACATCTTCCCGCTTAAACCGAAGACAACCGCCCACAGTAGAAAAACCGATATCCTGTTTGTGGTCTTGTACCCACTTTTTACCGAATCCGGTAAATTGTGTAACTTCATGCACAGACAAATATTTGTTTTTAGTATCTGAAAGCTTAGAGATCGCATCCATCATTGTCTTTTCTAAGTTTAATAAGCTTCCCGCAACAGAGTTATCGAGTTTTTCAACCCGGCTAATAAAGTTCTGAAGCGCTTCTGTTTCCATTACTGTAAATCCTTGCATATTAATTGAATCTAATTTTGAATATTGCGTCTAAAATCTGGCAATCAAGAACAGCTAGCCTCCAGAATCTAACCGTATCAGTGCGCTTGCATATCTCCATGTTGCGAATGCAGTTGTCATGAATTTTATTCAACCTATCTAAGCTCATGCTGCAACCTCCTTCACATTATAGATACACTGAGCGCCCGGTTGGTAGGTGTAATTGTTTGCCAGTGCAGCTCCACGCTCTAATGATGCAGCAAAGGCATCTGTATTTAACTTGCGTACCGGTTGTTGTTTAGAGACATAAGGCTTCACATCAGTTGATGTGTTTGCAGTGGCCATAGTCCGCTCTATAGATGCTTGAACTGCTGCTGCTAATGATGGGTTGAATGGAGTTCTCATGGTTATGCTTTAATTTTAAAATTTGCGAGTTAAACCTGTTATTTCTTTAATTCCGAATTCAATAGCTTCAGATCTGTAATAGTTGCCACGTACGTGGATATTTACAGTCAAGCTATTTGCCAAAGAATATTTCTTTGCTTGTATTCCGATCAGCACATGTTGCCTCATTGAGAAGTTCCTGCCACCAATGTATTGTGATACTGTATACATGTCTTCGGCGCCAGTACGTGCTGGCAAGCTTTTTTGAGCCTTGACAGGTGACGAATAAACAGCTTCGGATAATGACCGAACTTCGCTTTTAAGTTCTTTTATAGATTGGGCCTGGGCAATTATTAAATCCTCAATAGTGTATTTGTTTTCTGGCACAGCGCGTAGAGTGTTTTCCATTTCATTGAAGGCTTTGATATAAGCCTCTTTAAACTCGGCAGCACGCTTACCGGTGTAGCCCATTGCTAGGAAAACAAAGCCGTCGCGGGTGATTGAATAGCTCTTGTCTTCACGTTTACGTCCGTGACCTAAGTCACTGAAACTCAATATAAATCCAAAATTGGATTCCCGAAAAGATGCGCTGCATTCAAGGGCTTCAATGTCGCGTAAAACATGGTAGTGTTGCTTATCAAAAGCCTGTGCTACCAGCTTTGACGTGGTAACTGTTTGGTTGTTCTGGATTGTTACTAAATTTGTCATTGTTGGCAGTGTTTTATGATTCTCTATAAACCCATATAGCCAATACCCCTTTTCGTTCTTCCTTTTTGGCTACGTATACTCTATCGGGGTGATTCTTTTTAACATGTGTGCTTATTGCTGGCCTGATAGATGTTTCCTTATCTAGTGGAAATGGCCTTGCATGCTCTTTCCCGATCAATTCAATGTCTCCGATAAGGCTTGGCCATGATGTGCCGCGTTGTGGTGTTAATATTTCCATATTGTTTTAATTTAATATTTGACCGTTTCTGGTGCCTAGGAAATAAGCCATATTGCCATAGGTAAGGCCGGTCTTATTTTTTATATTGCCTATATGAGTAACAACTGTATTGTAGCTGATGCCCAGTTCATAGCCAATATGGTTTTGTTGTAGATTTGACCATTGGATAATTTCCAACTCCCTGGGAGTCAGAATTGATATATCAAAGTCAATGTTAGGAATGCCATAAGTTTTTGGTAGTAGATTCATGGTAGTACTTATTTGCTATATGCTTGATTATTGTTTATGTTTATCTTTGTTGCTGTTGAACAATACAAATGTAATAGATATAATTCTATTATCAATAGAATATTAGAGATATTTCTATCAAATATTATAACATGCTGATAATCAAACGAATTAATTTAAAAAGATGTCAAATACTGTAAAAGAGAGAATATTGGATTATATAAAGCATATCGGTATTGATGCTAAGACTTTTGAGTTAAAGGCAGATTTAGGAAATGGATTTGTGAGCAAAACCGGTTTTAATATTAGAAGAACATCTATCGATAAAATCAAATTAGCGTTTTCCGATTTAAATACCGAATGGCTACTAAGCGGAAATGGGAATATGTTAATCAACGATGACCAATCGATCATGACCATTAAGAACCATAAGAAAAAAGATGCACTAATACCTTTTTACAATGCTGATTTTATAGCCGGCAACGCGGAATTATATTACGCCGATGAAACTATATATCCTGAGTATTATATGGACGTGCCTGAGTTCTCAGGAAGCGTTGCATTCAGAGCATATGGTGATAGCATGGAGCCGCGCATCAAATCCGGTAGTATACTTTTCGGTGTTAAGCGGGATAATTGGGGCGCTTATTTAGAATTCGGCCAGATATACGGAATTACTTGCAGGGACGGGTCTCGGTATCTTAAATATATTAGGAAACATATCGATAAAGAATTTTTACTTTTTAAAAGCGAAAACCCAAACTATGACGATATGGATATGCCTAAATCAGAAATAAAAAATATATGGCTAATTACCGGGTGGATAGACAAAAGAACGTAATAGAAAAATAGAATTTCAAATGAAAAAACAATTATTAACAATCTTCGCAATTGCGATATCAAAAATTGTATTAGCTCAAACGAATGATTACTCAGAGACAATAGGGGCGAAAACTGAATTAATCAAAGAGGTTAAAAAAGATAAAAACTCACTATGGAGTAATGCTCAATTATGGGCCAGCTCTTTATCGACCCAATTTTATAAAAAAATTGAGATACAGGATAAAGAAAACGGAACGATGATTATTAAAGTAGAAAATTATTTACCATCTGGCATCAATGGGATGAATGAGTTTTCAAAAATAAAGTTAATGATGAATTTGAAAATAGATCTTAGGGATAACAAGTATCGAGCAATTTTCTCAAATTTCACCTCAACCGTAGCCGCGAATCAAAATATCGATGTTAATAATCTCAGTTCAGGTCAGCTAACCAGTATGACAATTGAATTAGAGAGAATTGTACAACTCTCTACCAATGATTTCAAAGAGGAAGTAATTTGGAGTATAGATAGCATACTGTCAGCCAAGGACAGATATATGAAAAGAATTAGTGAAATTAATCTTTCTTTAAACAAAGTTGACATAGAATCAAAATCAGGTAAAAAAGAATCTATTAAAATGAAAAATTGGATAGGTCAACTAAATAACAAAATTACTTATCTAGATTTTATTCTTACAGGCTTCGGAAAGACAACTGATGAACTAAAAAATAGCCTGAATAGTTCTTTAGCAATTACAGATACCTTTTAATATGCCAACCGACAAACAAATAGCGGCCCAGATAGCGAAAGCATCCGTCCCGATAAAACAAAATCTAGTACACCATATTACTGATACGGCAATGCACTTGCTTCATGATAGCTACTTAACACATACCAATCTATGGCCTAAAAATGGAATTCATGCAGGATGGGGGATTGGGTGCAGTAAGAAGGATCGAATCTATATTGGAGTAAACGCATATGGGTGGAATCAAAATCCTATAATTGGTCGCTTAGGAATCAATATTGGAAATACTGGGGTTAGGCGGAAGGCAGCCCAAGTTAAACACCTGGAAATACTTTTAGACTATGCATATATTAACGACGTCTTTTTTGAAGACGAATTCAGGAATGTAAATTGGTTTGATCACCCAATTTGGTTCAAATTTACCTATAACACAGAAAAATAA